TGCAGTCCTACCCCCGCAGACCACTCAGCCCTCCCCGCCGTTACTTGTAAACAATAATCATTCCCACCAAGCCGCCAATGCCCCCGGGAAGCCCACGTCCATTACGCTTCTTATGACTTTCTAATATGGCGGGTGCAGCCTGCGTAGCCCGTGACGCCCCCTGTCCGCTCCCACCAGCCCCCGTGCAGCCCACACCCTACCCCTCCCCCTGCAATCCACCCAAGAAAAAGCCCCCCATCGCTGGAGGGCTGCCAAAAAATTTTCCTCACGAGCCGGGTGCAGTCTCCGCTGCCTCCTCCTCTTCCTCGGCGTCGCCACCAGAAGCTCCCCTACGACCCTTCATCGCTTTCAGGAGGTCAATAGACTTCGACATCACCCCCACCTGCTGCTCGAGGCGCTCCAACCGTCCCTGACCTTCTTTCAGCGCGGCAACGTCTGCAAGTAACTGGTCGAGGTCGATGTTCTCTCCGTCCACCATAGCTTCCGCGTAGCTGTCAAAGAAAGCCTGTGCAGTCAGAACCACACCCATCCCCGTGCCGTCAAAGACCACGTAGTGTCCAAGCGGAAGCGTCACTTCCTTCCAGTCGTATTTAACGACAACGACTGGACCCCCGGCACGCTCGGAACGTTCACACGTGCCGCCTGCCGACTCTACATCCGCTGAAAGCTCCGCAAAGTTATCGCCACCAGACTCATCGCCAAGCGCCACAAACTTGAAGGCTACAATCGGTTTTTCTTTCTTGTATGCGTACATAATACACTCCACTCACGCCCGCCAGCCCGTGCAGCCCCATGCCGCCAGTCGCAAGCGTAGCGTGTAAAGCATTCTAAGGGTTATACATTTTTACCTCAACCCTTCCATCAGCCCAAACCGTCCTTTACAATCCCCCACGCCAGCCGCAGCCTGCGCAGCCACAAGCCGTTGCAGAACCCCCATACCCTGCGGCTGGCGTCCCCACACTATCTCCGTTACAATCTCCCATAAACCGTTAAGTGTATGGGAGATTTTTTCTGTGTCCGCGTCAACCACCCCCACCCTTTCCAATCCGCTAAACCTCAACGAGCAGGCAGCAAGTGCGTTGCGGTCTGCCACCGCCCCTGCCCAGACAACCTCCGCCTCTACCCCTTCCGCCGCCAAAACCACCCTCGCGCCAAGCGTTCCAGACGACGCCCCGCCCCCGGTGGAGTTCACCCTGTGGGAAGTGCTGGCATCCGACCTCGCTATCGGTATGACACCCACCCCTGCCATACTGAAAGCCTACGATATTAGCAAGGAACAACTTGACCTCCTGCAAGCCAACCCCTTCTTCCAGAAGCTGCTGCAAGCCAAGCAGGACGAAATCGCCGAGAGTTCCCGCAACCCGTCAGAAGCCGCCTTCGTGCAGAAAATGCGCTTTATCGCGGACAAGGCAACCCCCCGCCTGCTCGCCCGCCTTACCGACAATGAGACGACCAACAAGGACTTCGCCACACTCCTCCAGATGGTCGTGCGGCTTGCCCGGCGTGAACCCCCGCCGCCTCGCGACGACGCACCACTCGCCCCGGCACTCACCGGACCTACTGTTACGTTCAATATTGTCGGCGTGCCGGGGTTAGACCATCTGGCGGCAGCTCAGGTGGTGCAGTCACCGCCCATCCCGCACGCGCCGCTCCAGCCCACACAACCCCTCCAACACACCCCGCCAACCCTAGACACGACCCTGCCCTCACCCGTCGGTCCTGAACCTTCCGCTGACGACCTGTTGCAGATGGGGGTGCTGTGATGGCGACAACCTACCGCGCGTACCCCACGATGGAGCGATTCCATGCGGACTACGGCAAATATTTCAACCGTTTCGTCGCCGGACCCCCGGGAAGCGGCAAGTCGGTCGGAAGCGCGCTTGAGCTAATCGGTATCGGGCTTCGGCAAGAGCCCACGGCTGAAGGCATACGCCCCACGAAATTCGCCATCATCCGCTCTACCTACGGCGAGCTGGAGCGTACCACGCTGGAGACGCTCCGTCAGTGGCTGCCGCCCCAGTACACCAAAATCAACCGAAGCAAGCCGATAACGGTTCACTGCCGCCTGCCGCTGCCAGACCATACCATCGCCGATATGCGCTTCGAACTGATAGCCATCGAGTCCTACTTTGACCTCGGCAAGCTGGACTCATACGAGGCGACCGCTATCTGGTTGAACGAGATGACCGGGCTGCCGAAAGAGCTGGTGGGTAAGGCGGGCGAACGGGTCGGGCGTTATCCGCCTGCGAATATGTGGGACGACGGCAAGAACCACTGCACGCTCTACTGTGTCATCGGCGACTACAACTATCCGCCCAAAGACCACTGGCTTGTCGAGTACCTCCACTCTGGCACGCTGCCACCTAACACCATGCTTTATGAGCAGCCGCCTGCGCTTATCGAGACGGTCAATCCCGACACGGGCGAGACAACCTACGCGGTAAACCCCCACGCCGAGAACCTGACGAACCTAGACGGTGGGCAGAAATATCTGAACGACCTCGCGACCTACGAGCGCATGGGGCTGACCGATATGATTCAGACCCGCCTCTTGTGCCGCTATGGTCGTGCAGGCGGCGACGGCAAGAAGGTCTTTACCAACTTCGACAAGGACTTCCACGTGGCAGATAACCCGCTTGAACCTGCCAAGCTCACCGACTGCCTCATCAGCATCGACACGTCAGGCATCCACCCCTGCGCGCTCATCTGGCAGCACGTGCGGTCAAAGTGGCAGATAGCCGATGGGATTTACGGCGAGGAGATGGGACTGGAGGAGTTTATCGACGACGTGCTGACACCGCTCCTCACCCTGCGCTACGCCGGATGTAACACGCTGTGCGTCTGCGACCCGGCAAACGCCCGCGACGCACGCACCGCCATCACGCCTATCGACCTGCTGCGGGAGAAAGGTTACGACGCCATACCTGCGCCCACTAACCGCTTCAAGGAGCGCCTGCAAGCCAGCGAGATAATGCTGAACAGGCGTGAGAAGGGTAGCCTTGCGATAAGCCCTTCGCTTGGCGAACTGGTGGACGCGATGGATGGGGGGTATCAGTACCGCAAGCTCAAAGTCGGGGGGTTGAATACGGTATTCTCCGCACAGCCCGAGAAGAACAAGTACAGCCACTGGGCAGATGCCTTCCAGTACGGCGCGCTGCATATCACATCATCCGTGCTGTCAGACGATGCGCTGGACAAAGCCAGACGACTTGCCGCTGCTAGCTTCGCCCGAGCGCGGGCATGACGCGCCTTCGCCTACCGCTCCCCCGCAGCCACACTACCCTGCTATAATCACTCAACTTTTTCACGAACCAGCAAGGACCACCACTCATGGCAGTCATCCAGCACATCGACGATAACCAAGACCTCAAGGCGTCTCGCATTGAGAAGACCATCACCCCGCACGAGGAACTGGGACTTGAGGTCATGCGCCAGTTCCGCCATGCCCGCACAGTCCGCGCCAGCAAACAGGTCGGCGAGTACACCCTCGACAACCTGCTACATGAGTGCTACAAGGCGCGGGACGACCAGCTACTTTGCGGTGAGGCGGAGCTGCGCGAGAAGTTCCCGCCGTGGGCGGCGATGCCTGTTAGCATCGTGGCGTTTAAGGTCAATATTCTGGTGAGCCTTATCCGCGAGACGCTGGTTGATATTAGCCGTGCTCCGTTTATCGTTGAGCCTACCCCAGAGCCAGAGATTCCACAGGACGAAATCCGCAGCCGGATGCAGGCAATTTACGACGAGATTACGTCCATCAGCGCGCAGGTGGTACAGGAGCAGCAGGCGTTCGTCGCAGGCGCTGTTGAGGGCGGCGCTGCGCCCTCCGATGCGGTATCCTCATCCGAACTACCGGGGTTGCCTCCAGAAGCCGTCATGGAGCTTCTCAAGCAGGCTAAGGTGGAGATGCGCCAGCAGGTAATCGACCATGCCAAGCAGCAGGCGCGCTTACTGGAGCAGGAGCTGTACGACAAGACGACAGAGGGCGGCTACCGCCGTGCGGTGATGGAGTTCGCGGATGACTTCGCGACTTACCCTTATGCCTGTATGCACGGACCGTTCCCGACGGTGCGCACCGAGAGTGTGTGGAAGGATAACAAGTTCACTGAGGAGACCCGCGTGTCGTGGGTGTTTGAGCGGGTGTCGCCGTTTGATTTTTACTGGACGGAAGACAGCACCAATACCCAAGACGGGACGGCGGTGTTTATCCGCAAGATGGTTGGTTATGACTACCTCTACGACTGCCGGGAACTCGCCAAGTCTGACGACAAGAGTGGCTACCGCTTCGACATCATCGACGAGCTTATCGAGGATGCGCAGGAAGGTCATGTGCCGCGCGAGTGGCTGCTATGGTTTGACCAGAATCCAGAGGTACGCCAGACGTCGCTGGAGTGGTCGCGCGGGCAGAGTGCAGAAATCCTTATCCGCTACGGGCGGTTCAGCGGGTATGAGCTGAAAGAAATGGGCTTTTTGGATTTGGAGGAAAAGAAGCTCTACGAGACGAAAATCATCATGTGCGGCGGGCAGGTTATCTACTGCCAGATTAACAACAACCCTAGCCAGTATAAGCGCCCGGTGTTTACCGCCAGCTTCGAGAGCCGTAACAACTCCATCGTCGGCTGCGGGCTGGCGCAGAAACTCCTGTCGCTGGACAAGGCATACCGCGCCACGGTGAACCTCGCGCTGTACAACCTGTCGCTGGCGAGCGAACCTGTGACCGAGGTGGAGGTTAATCGCATCTTGCAGTACGTGCCGGATGACTGGATTGAAGACCCGAAAATCGCGCCCGGTATGGTGGTGGTTGCCGACGGCGACCGCATGGGCAACGGCTCACGGGCTATTAAGTTCACCCAGATTCCGACGACCACCGAGTCAGCGCTGCGCCTTGCTAGCTACATCTTCGAGCAGGCGCACGTTATCAGTAACATCCCCGCCGCCCTGCATGGACAGCCTGTGGGCAGCGGAGCGAACAGGACGGTGCGCGGGCTGCTGACGCTTCAGGGCAACACGCTGAAACCCATCCAGTCGGCGCTGATGAATCTGGACTTGGGTGTTATCGAGCCGATGGTGACGCTGCTGTATATGCTGCTGGTTATGTACGACGAGGACTTCGAGTACACAGGCGACGCGAAGATTGTCGCTAAGGGCGCGGCGAGTATGGTCGAGCGCGAGATGGACAAGCAGACGGCGATGGAGAATATGCAGATTCTGGGGCAGTTGGGCGAGTTGATTCCAGAGCACATCCGCCTGCCCGTCATCGAGAACCTGCTGCGCACCGCCGACATCCTGAAGCCGGGTCAGACGCTTTCGCCGCCTGTGATGCAGCAGATAGCCTCGCAGTTAGGGCAGATGCAACAAGGCGCACCAGACGGCATACCGGGACAAGCCCCGCAGCCGCAAGGTGCGCCTGTACCGCAGGAGCAAACGCTCCCGCAGACGTGATTAGAGTTTGAGGTGGGCGGCGACGGTCGTCAGGACGCTCTGGAGCGTCTCCCATCCGCGATTGTCTCGGGGTGGCGGTATGACTACCGGGTTGTGCCAGTAAAGGCGTCTGACGCCGCCCAATGAGCCATCAGACTCATATTTGACCGCCCGGTTGTCGCCGAAGCGAACTTGGATTGAACCGAACACGGTGCTGGTTACAATGCCGTAGCCCCAGATGATGTCGTACACTTTGTCATCGACGGTGACGGTTTGGTTGTCTAGGAGTGCCATGTTAATATACCCTCTTGAAGTTATTGGAGAAGGTTATGAGATTACCACCCCCGCTCAGAAAAATCCACGACAGGTTTGTCGCGTGGGCTGCCAGCCAGCGATGGCTGAATGACTACCTCATCGCGTGGGTCACGGAGGAGGACGGTCAGGAGGTCGCGTGTATCTATTGCACAATCGTCCGCGTTGCTCTAATATTTGGTTTTATTGGATTTATCGTAGGACTGCTGGTGTGATATGCCACCGAATCTGAAAACAGGTAAGAGCCAAGTTTCCTCCGCGACCAGCGAGGGGCTAGGGCTTCCGGGTGACTTCCGGGGACGTGTCCACGAGTACAACGATACGAATCCGGTCGAGAATGTTGTTTACCCCTACGCGAAGCAGAAGCAAGCGCTGCTGGTTGTCCAGCCGGGGCAGCAGATGGTGCTTACCTGCTATGCTGAGTACGACACGACGAAGGTCGAGATTTACAAGGTGATGCCCAGTCAGGGCGTGCCTGTGCAGGGTTCAGGCGGATGTTGCCCGGTGGTTACTATCGGGCGGAGCATCATCTTGCGCCGCGTCAAGCTGGAATGCTGGCGGTTGGATAAGTGCAATCCGGTGTTTGTGATTAAGACGCCGGGGTACTACGAGGTCGAGGTGAGTGGGGACACGTCGGAAGCAACGGTGACTGCGGTGGTAACACCACTTCAGGAAGTAAATGTGTTTGCCCAAACAGCGCCTTGCGCGTGCGGGTGAGGAGGGAAAGGTGAAGGCAAGGGCTGAATCTGAATACACGCCCCGCGTGCTGTTTGACCGGAAGACGCGCGCTATCGACGATTCCGGAAAGAAGGCGTATTCGGATATTTTTTATATCGCACCCGGGGATGCGGCGGTACTGTCGTTGTATGGCGCGCCGGAAGTGTTGAAGGGCAGGGTTACGGACGAGAAGGATGGTATCCTGCAAATAGAATCTGATAGCTGTTTCGTGCTGTACAAGGTGTCATTCGGTCCGGTGGCATCGCTTCATGTCGAGCGTCGTTGCGGCGAGCGGGTGAACATTCAGGATGAGTACGACAAGCTGGTGGCAACCCGCCAAGTGTTCTTCGAGCCTGTGCGCCGCTGCGGTGACCTGTGGACGATGAGTGGATGTGATAATTACGCGATATTGAACATTCCGGGATTCTATATGTTTGAAGTATCTGACCCGGACTTGTTTAATACCACCCGTCTGGAAATGGTTACACAATCTGTGTTTGAAACGAACGCTGTACCTGATAATTTTAAGTTTGGGAGTTAAGAAATGTCTTGCAATATGACCCTTGATGTCAAGGATTTACAGAAACACCTTAAAGACGATTTTGTTAGCAAAGGCGAAATCGTTAATGGCAATACCCTGAAATTAACTCGTGAACAGGGCGGTACAGTTGAAGTCGTTTTACCGGAAGGGCAAAAGATTACGTCTTTCGATTTGGCAAACCGCGGCGGTAAAAATGTTTTGGAATTGAAAACGTCCGACGGTAAAACGTTTACTGCGCATCTTCCAGAGGCACAGCAAACAGAAGACAAACACGTTACTGCTTTTGAGATAAATACCGTAGGCAATGATACGAGCCTGACGATTCGCCGCAGCGACGGTGAGAACTTTGTGGTGCATTTGCCTCAGCAACAACAAGGCGGTGGAGGTGGCACAGACCTTCATATCACGGGGTTTGCCTATGAGCCGAGAATAAATCCCGGCGAGACTGTGATTAGTCACACGCTGGTTATTACTCGCAGCGATAATAAGACGTTTGAGGTTGAGATACCTATTCCCAACGCAGGTAACCCCGGCAATCCCGGCAATCCCGGCAACCCCGGTGGTACAGATATTTATCTGACCGATTTGGTTACTGGTGTTCCGCCAGTCGAAAAGTTAGAAGATGTAGGCGACGGATATTACTTTACCAAGAATATCCCTCTGCAAGGTGTACTCAATAACGGTAATCTCGTAGAAACTAAGCAACCGCATAACCGTTTGTATTTCTCCGCCCAGAAGTCAGATGACCCTAGAGAAGCCGTTGAGCGTCGTCCGGTTATGGATATTACACTTGGTGCAAACGGTACGGAGTTGCGTGTTGTCCGCGATGATACATCCATCACAACACTCAATCTTCCATCCGGGGGCGGCGGTGGCGGCGGCGCAGATAAGTTTGTGTCGGGTCTGAACAGTACGATTGAATATGGCGACACCCGAACTGTAGGCGGAGTTTCGTACAGTAAGGCGACCATTACTGCGCGCCTTAACGACGGGACTTCTGTATCTACCAAGTTGCCGTTTGAGGTAGCATTTGACGAGCGTACTGGAGAGCAGATTTTCCCCGGAGCTGGTGGTGCAGGTTCAGGTACTCCCGCAGTTAAAGACGTCGCGCCTAGCACTTCCAAAAACCGCACGATTGTTATTACGGATTCTAAGGGTGTTTCCAAAGAACTTACCTTGCCGGATACTTGGTTTAATGGTAAAGACGGTAAAGACGGCAAAGACGCGGACTCCGCTAAAGGGCAATTTATTACCCACGAAACATTTGACAAGTATCTAAACAATCAAATACTGATGCAGCAATGGAGCGCGCCGTTGGAGTGGGGGCTGTTCATAGGTAACTTACCCTCGTATCAGCCGCCGAATTCTATTGACCCTTTATATGCAAAATTTAAGGTTGCTCGTTCTTTGCCCGCTCCGGTTATCGTTGGAGAAGGCTCGAACGAGAGGGCGTATACAAGGTCTTTGTCGCTAGAAGTACGAAAAGCAATGTATGCTACGTGGAAGGGTTTAATTCTAGGGTTTGATGCAATAAAACCTTTGGATAAGTTTGATGTAATAAATACCCGATTCAAAGACCAAACCGAAGAGCGTACATGGCACGCCAGTATTCCTTATAAAATAATGACGGTAGCGAACCCGTTGCGCGGGTCGTCTAATAACTTCCTGTACAAACCCATGCTGATGTATGCGTTTAACACACGCGGTCCGGGTTTGTATGCAATGGATGTTTATGAGGAATGGGATAATGCTACAGAAGCAACCGGAGGAGTATCTTCAGACCAGTTTATGTATTATCGTGGTACGATATACACCAATACTGGACCGCACGGCGATGGTTATTTCCCATGTTTGATTTCAACCGATGACGTTAATTGGTCGGAGATGGTTGCTCGTATTCGACGGACTACCTTTATCCACATACGTGAAGTTACCGACCCTACGGAAAAAGCCAGTGTTACTGCCGACCAGAAATTTAAGCCGACAGATTATGGTATCGGTCGTGGCAACCATGACTACGATTAAGGAGAAACTAAATGTCTTGCTCATCATGCAAACAAGGCAACACGGGTGGTCGGATTATTCCGGTCATCCCGCGTCAGCAGCCGCAAGCCCCGCAGCAAAGCCACGCACTTCCCAAAGATGTGCGTAACAAACTACGGTATAACGGCAAATGAAAAAGGACGTCTTCATCGCGCTGCCGGATGATTCCTGCAAAGAATTTATCGCTTTCCTCGAAGGCAAAATTGAGCAATGCCGCCGCGATAGCCAGCAGGCTGCGTCGGCGTTCACCCTGAATATGGATGAGCGCCAGCGCGGGGTGGCGCTCTTGGCTGCGGGTAGTCAGGCAGCGTATGAGGACGTGTTACAAGCATTCAAACAAGGTATGGGATTGAAATATGGCAAAAATTGATTTTAGCGCGCCGTCTATCGACGAGCGCCGGGCAAACGCTGCCGCGGCAGCACAGGCGGTCGCACAAGCTGCGGTAAACACGGATATTCCAGAAGATGACCCGTTGCTGTACGGCACAGAGGCTGAACCTGCTGATGGGGACGGAGACCAAGACGACAATAGCTGGTTAGACCAATTGACGCCGTTTCAGTCAGAAACCGGGGAAACGAATCCCTACGCGCGTGTAGCCGCGTCGGCGGCGCCACAAGCGCCTGAAGCACCGAAGGAAGGGTTTACCCCTCAGCAACAGCAGGAGAACCTCGACAAGCTGTATGAGGGGCTGGAGCATCTGGACGAGGATTCAGCTCGTGAGCTGAAGACGAAAATCCTGGACCCGGTGCTGACTAAGCAGGAAGAACGTCTGGCGCGTCTGGAGCAGGAACGTCAACAGGAAGCAGCGCAGCAGGCGAAGACTCGCTTGGACGCAGCAACGAAAAAGATTTTGGCAAAACACCCAAAAGCTGCTAGTATTCTCCAAAGCGCTCAGTTTGTTGAGTTTATTAACTCAGGTGTTTCCAAATACGCCACCGAGAAACCGAGTGATTTATTAGCCGCCGCATATTATCAGCACGGGGACGCTGACTATGTGATTGGCGAACTCGACAAATTTGTCGAGTCGCGGAAGAAGCCGAAGCCACCAGTGGGTGCTGAACCGCAACAAGGTAGGGGGACAAGCGGGGTCGCTCCGGCGAAAGCTGGACGCAAGATGAGCTACGCGGAATACGAAGCAAAGGCACAGGCGATTATGGCTGCGCCGCGCGGAACATATCCGCCTCATGCGTTACGCGACCTTGAATTACAGTACCATAGCCAATAGAGGTTACTAATGTCAAAACCTATCGCTGCAAGTGGTTACAAGGATATATTCGCGACCCCGCTTGGGAAGGGTGTCGAATATGGTGGGACTATTATCCGACGCAATATCGAAGATAGTCTCATCCCGTATATCTGTAATACGACTATCCTGAAACCGCTTACCCAATGTGCAGAACTCATCGAGTTCCGCAAACCTGCCGAAGTCGGCGCATGGCGTCCGTATGAGATGAACCAGCGTCTGATTCCTGATGAGCCGCATTCTGACCGGATGTGCATTCAGATTTGTAATCAGGCATACAAGTCCATCAAAATCGACAAGGAAACCATCCGCCGCGCCTGTAATTACTGGGATGCCTACGAGCAGGAGTTCTTGGATTCCGCATGGAATAACCTCGAAGAACTGCTGAACAACGATGTCCTGACCGGCATGATGACCCAAGTTGCCAGTTACAACATCGGTAAACAGGCGGGTCGTTACGGCAACATCGACCTCGGTTCGCTGACCTCACCGCTCGACCTGACCCCGGACAATATCGTGGTATTCTTCGACAAGATGAAGACCACGCTGAAAGAAGCCAAACGCTGGTACCCGGGTGAAATGGTGCTGGTTATTCCCGAAGCGTTGGAAACCCTGCTGCTGGTTACGCTGTTTAACAAACAGATGTGCTGCAACACCGGGGAACTCCTGCTGTTCAAAGGACTGGTTGCCAAGAACATCCTCGGCTTCACTGTTGTGTCTAGCCCGCGTCTGCGCCCGACGATTGACCCGGCGACCAAGAAGCTGGTTTACCCGGTTCTGGCGGCTTGGAACGAGGCTTACGCCCACACGTCCCAGATTGTTGAAGCGAATCTGGAGAACATTCCGCAGTCCTTCGGCGTGCAGTACAATATGCTTTGCGTCTATGGCGGCGGCGTGATTTACCCGGATGCGATGGCACTTGCCTACGCTTCCTTCTCAACTTCTGGTCTTGCACCGTAAGGGAGGAAAACAATGGCTCATATACAAATGTGGGTACAAGGCGAACAGTCTCTTGTGTCCCTCGACTGCGGTGAGATTTACAAATTCTCTTGCCCGAAATCCAAGCGCACGGCGATTGAGTACGACCGTGGTTACTTCACCCACACCGCCGTTCTCTCGCCGAATCAAGCATACGACCAACGCGGACAGGAGTCCCAAGTATGGCGTATGCTGCAAGAGGCTAAGGTGGGCGACTACCTCTGGCTGGTGCTTGTACCGCCGATGCACAAAATCGACGACGTGTTCGCTTACAACGACACGCTTATGATGGAGAACTCCTCTCTGGCGTCCTTCGGCGGTATCTCCGTTTCGCTGGTAACAGGTAAGTTCAAAGCCCCGGATGCGGACAAGAACTGCCCGATGGCTGGCGAAGAATCGCACGGCACGCTGGCATTCCCGGAACACACCGTGGCAACGCCTGCCAAAGCCCAGTTCTTGTCCAAAGACGTGACTATGGTAAACGACCTCGAGACATGGACAGGCGTCGGCTTGAAGATTGACGCGCTGCCGAAAGACGGTGCGCTCGCTAACATCACCGGACGTCTGGTGGTTGGCGCGCACACCCGCGACTACGAAGGTCAAATCACCCTGCTGTAAGGAGGGCAAATGGCTGACAAAAGCAAAATCTCCTCGCTGAAAGCTAAGTCCAAAATGATGAAGCCCGCTTCATCTGCGGAACAGGCAATCAAGGGGAACAAAGCAAAAAAATCCGATATTGATATGCCTAAGAGCATGGGCGATAAAAAGACCAAGCTCAAGGCGAAGTCGATGATGTAACCAGTGCCGCCTTCGGGCGGCGCTTTCAAATATGGGGGAAACTATGAGTGCTTCTGCTGAACGAACCGACCCGATGTCTTTCGTTGGAAACCCGACCATCAAGACAACCGAATTTACCACGACGTATCCGCCGCTGGAGAACGTCGATGCGCCCTACCTGCTGAACAAGGGCAACAACCAGCTTTACCCGAACATCCCGGAGCTGCGCGCCCGCTCGGATGCCTACGTGCCGTACTACGGCGAGGTTGCGGTGAATAACGCTAGCGCGGAAGTAACCGCGCTTAACAAGGCTATTGCGCCTACCGAAACTGACGAATCAATGGCTGCCCTATGAGAAACCTTCTGCTGACCTACGCTAGAGACCTAGACGACGCTCGCCCCGGCTATGAGTTTTCTATCTGGTCGGCAGAGCAGCTTTTAGGCTATTTCAACGAGGCGCTTTGTCTGATTGCTGCCAAGCGCCCTGATATGTTCACCGTACAGAAGATTGTTCCGGTCGATACCTGTAACCGCTACGTGGACGCCTGCGACTGCGTCAAGGTTCTGGATGTGCTAGGACAATGCGACAAGAACGGAAAGAACGTCCGTCCGGTGCAGCGGCGCAAGGAACGCGCGACGGTCTGGGCGCAGAACAAGAAGCACCAGAATTTCACTCGCGAGATTAGCTCCTACGAGTTGCTAGAGAAGTCCAGTCTCATCCGTGTGTACCCGGCGAACCTCGACCCGACGGCAGAGCTGTGGGTGCTGATTCGCTGCGCGGTAGAACCGAAGGCTTACTCGCTGACAGACGCCGCCCCTGATGAGCGCTGTGCGTTTTTGGCTGCGGCTTGCCAGTGGGTGCTATATCGCGCGAAGGCTATCGACGGCGAGTTTTCTCAGACGATGAAAACGCAAAGCGACAGCCACGGCGATATGTTCGCCAAGATTCTGAACATGACCGAGCAGAGCGACAACGACTACGACGAGAAATATCGAGGTCATCCTGCACCGGCGAACAAGCGTGGTTGACTTTCTGCTACACGGTTTGCTAAATTACACCCGCCTTATCGAACGGGCGACAACAGTAAAGTGTAATGGCGAGGGTGCTGGTTTTTATCTTCATTTCCCAGCGTTCGATACCCTCGTCTCCTTGTTTGAGCCGTCGAAAGCGGGCAAAAACGAGTTATCAATGGTGGGGTGGGCGTTCCTCTGTGCGCCGCTTTCGCGCCCCACCGCCCTTTAACAGAGGTATTTATGAATAATTTGGAAGTTTTTAACACCATTACCATGAGCAGTCGTGAGATTGCGGAGCTTACCGGGAAAGACCACGGTAACGTTATGCGTGATATTCGGACTGTGCAGGAAGCACTTTCTACGGATTCAAATTTGAATCCATGTATAAAAACAACGACATATGTAGGGAAAGACGGTAGAGAATATTCCCAGTACGAGTTGGACAAGGATACGACTTTGTGTCTTGTTGCCGGGTACGATGTTGTAGTTCGTATGCGTATTATTAAACGTTGGCAAGAACTGGAACAGGCAGCTACTGCGAACCACCCCCAGTTGCCGCAGACTTACATTGAAGCGCTTGAGGCTTTACTTGCAGCGGAGAAAGAGAAGCTGGCGTTGCAGGAAGCAAATGCCGAGATGAAACCCAAAGCGGAATATTTTGACAACCTTGTTGCCCGCAATCTTCTGGTAAACATTCGGGACACCGCAAAGGAACTGCGGATTAAACAAAATGAGTTTGTAGCGTTCTTGCTGGATGGGAAATATCTGTATCGAGACCAGAAAGGAAAACTTCGCCCGTATGCACAGCACACCCCGACGTTGTTCGAGGTCAAAGAGTTTAGCCGGGGTGAGTTTTCTGACGTACAGACGCTGGTTACTCCGCAAGGACGTGAGACATTCCGCTTGCTGCTACAAGTGCCGAGATTGGAGAAAAAATGAGTGAAATCAAAATGTTCGACGCCCCGCTTGGAATGGGGCGTTACTGCATCATAGACGAGGACACGGAAGCCGAGACGCTGTGCGAGCAGACAGGAATTGGACTGCGAACACTAGGACGGATGGATTATGCCGGGCAGGTGGTGACGTTTGCCAAAGACGGGGAATGGCTGGTCGTCGCCCGCATCGCCCACCACGGTGAGACGATGGAAGACGTCCTCTCGACTGTGCTGCATGAGTGTGTTCACGTGGTGCAGCACTTGATAGCAAACATCGACGACAAAGAGCCGTCCCGAGAGTTTCAGGCGCGACTGTCCGAGGAGGTGATGATGAACTTGGTTAAGGAATATTTCCGCCACAGCGAGGCGTTTACGCAGTTTCTCGCAACCTCTAACAAAACCCCGGAGGAATGATGCTATTCGGACAAGAAACCAGACCCATCGCCGACTTCCTGCCGCGCATCTTGGCGCACATCGACGGTGTGGATGAGGAGATGGTCGCTATCCTCGCGATGGATGCGGTCATTCAGTTCGTGCGCGATAGCCAGATACTCTCCGAGGTTGTCTGCGTGACCTTAGAGCCGTGCATCGAAAGCTATAAATTACACACACGGCTGTGTCCCTACGAGGTGCTGGCGCTTCGGGTGCTGTCGCACGGGTATGAAATACCGCTTCATGAGTCTGCGGTTGCGGTGGACAGGGATTTCAAAACGCTGTACGTGCAGCCTAACTACTGTACCGGAGACAACCAAGTGGAGGTCGAGTTCTCTGTTGTGCCGGAACGGGACAGCGAGGAAGTGCCTGCGGTCATCTACGAGGACTGGGTAGAGCCTGTGGTCGCTTACACGCTGGCGCGCTTGCACAGTCAGCCGGATAACCAGTGGTACAACGTGGGCGAAGCTGACCGTCAGATGAGGCTGTATCAGGAGTTCGTGCGCAAGGCGCGGATAAACCGCGTCAGCCGCGGGCGTCCGTTGCAGATGCGTCTCGCTGGACGGCGGGAGTTGTAGATAGCTAGTCCTAAAGAAAACAAACCGCTGATATCTCTGCTACAATAGCCCAACCCTTTAATTGGTTGGGCTTTTTGTTTGCCCACGGAGAACCTCATGAGCCTTGATTGCAAGAAACCGAAAGTCTGTACCCCGACCCCAGAGCCGCCTCCGCACCCGCCTACCCCACCATTCGAGGTGTGCATTGCGATGGATTACAAGCTCACGTGGGACGGGACACACGCAACCCTTGAGCGGGTAACGACCACGCCAGACGGGTCGTACACCATGTTCAATGTGGTAAATGGCTGTATCGTCAATCCGGGCGTGGGCGACATCCCGACCTACACTCCACCTTACTGCAACCCAAACCCCGGCGACTGCCAGCAGGGCGGTGGCGCAGGCGGCACGGTGAACATTTCCCACCAAGCAGGCAACATCATTACCAACAACGGCGACGGGCTGTACGCCCGCTGCTACGTGCAGGCTGGTCCGGGCATCGTGGTAACGGGCGTCGGTACGGTGTACGACCCCTACGTGGTATCTGGCGGCGCGAGCGGCGGAGGGATTGTAAACGTCGTCGGGCGCGACGGTATCAGCGCGACGGTGGACGAAAATAAGGTAGCCTACGTAGGTCTGACGCCTACTGGGGTTACGCCTGGCACGTTCCGGGGTCTTACTATCGGCGTGGATGGGCGTGTGTATAACTACGACCCCAATCTGGATGGCGCAGGCGTCCGTGCAGGTCGCGGGTTAGAGAGCCACAACGAGCAGGACACGCTGGTTATTGAACACCCGGCGCAGCAAGTTTCGGGCAGTATCGACGTCGGCGGCTGGCGGCTTTCCCACAACGATTCCGGGCATTTACAGCAGGCACAACAGCTTGCCGCCCCCGTAGCCGACGGGTGCTACATGGTTGGCGGGACAGAGATTTGTTTTACCAACGGCATCGCGACCAGCGTCGGCGCAGGCAACGGCGGCGGGGGTGGTGGCGGTGGCGCCCCTGCGCCCGGCGCACTACGTGATATGATTCGCGTGGACTTGGCTTCCACCGGGGCGACTGGCACGCGCATCGAATATTTCGGGCAGCGGCTTCAGTTGACCTTCGATAACCCCGGGCAGCTACGGGTGCAAATTCCTAGCTATGTGACCGACATCAGTCAGGTTAGCGCCAATTCCACGGCGGGAAATTGCACCGCGTCCATCGACCCCGGTTCGGGCAATCTGGTGGTTCGCTATGGCGGGCAGGCTTCTGTGGATGCCCAAGTCATCACGATAGCGTTCAGGGGCTGATATGCTGGCATGGGAGAGTTATGAGTTCGCGGGCATAGTACCGCGCCTGCGCAAGAAGCAGTTGCCGAAGGGCTACGCCACCATCGCGCACGACGTGGATTTGACCCACGGCAGCATCAAGGCGTTTCTGGAACAGCGGCACATCAAGCAGGTGGACGCAAACATGGTGCGGCTGTACGTCTGGGGTTGCGATATTCTCGTCTGGGACAAGTGTGTCGATGTTGCCGAGTGGCTACCTGACTGCCCGCGCCTGTTCGTGACCGGGAATGCCGATTATCCGCAGGTGCTAACCAGCGAGAACAAGCGTCTGGTTTATCGGCGTCTAGGCGTGCCAGCCCCGCAGGGCGCACCCGTCGCCCGCGCGACCAACGTGGACACAGACCGTTCGCGTGCGGTGGCGTACATGGTGACGTTCGTGAACAGCTTTGGCGAGGAGAGCGGACCATCCAATCCCAGTAACGATGTGGTTATCGAGGATGGACAGCAGGTGCAGCTTACTTTCCGCTACAACCCGCCCATCGAGTACGACATCAAGAAACTGCGCATTTATCGCCGCGAGACGGGCTTCCGTACCGGGCTGGAGAAGGAGCAGGAGCTGGAGACCCATTGGTTCTTCCTGACCGAACTGGACGCCAACGCGCGTGAATTTACTGACACCACGAGCATCATCAATCTGGGGTGGGCGTTCGAGGGACTGGACACCCGCGAGCCGCCAGCTAAACTCCAGAACATCACGGCAATTCCTTCTACGGCGATTCTTGCCGGAAGCGTGCAGAACAAGCTGCTGTTTAGTCGCAACCTTCAGCCCCATAACTGGATGCTCTCGCAGGAGATGACGCTGGATGACAACATCGTCGCGCTAGGTGCTATCGGTAACAGCCTGTATGTGGCGACAGACGGACACCCCTACCGGGTGCAGGCAGACGTCGGTTGCGACAGCCGCGACTGCCGGGCGGTACACAAATACACCCAGTCATTCCCGATGATTAACTGCCACGTCGGGCAGGGGGCGATAACCACGCCGTTTGGCTTTATCTACGCCAGCACCGACGGACTAGTCATGCTGAATGAAGCCGAGCAGCCACGAGTGATTACCAGCGAGGTGCTGTCGCAGGACGACTGGCGGCAGCTTGCGCCCCAGACCGCACGACTGGCTTACCACAAAGGCGCGTTGTTCGTAGTCACAGACAACATCAGCTTTATGCTGTGGCTGGACGGAAACACCTACGCTGACACTAAGTACAAGAAAATGGTGACGATTTCCGACGAACCCGTCGATATGTTCACCACCCGACAAGGCGAGCTGGTGATGCTGTTCCGTGACGGTACGGTTAGCCAATGGAACGCGGGAAACCGCCTGCGTCCGTACAAGTGGCTGTCGGCGATTATTGATACCGGGTTTTTGTTTGACCTGACCCGGTTGCGCGCGCGGGTGCAAGACCACGACACAGAGATTAGCATCATCTCTGACCGCGCCCAGATTTCAAGGAGGTTTCCCGTTGGTGATAACAATATCCCCTTCGGGCGGCATGGACGCCGACCTGAATTTCAGATACTGGCGGAAGGCACGGGGGAGATAACCGAGATTGTCGCTGGAGTTTGTGTGATTGATATGGGGACAAAGGAGACACCGAAATGACCTACCAGATTGTGAGAATGCCAACAGACCAAGAAGAACTCTCGCAGATGATGGAGGAGTATGTACCGTTCCTGAACGCGATGTACACGCCGCACGAGCGGGCGATGTTCGGGGACATAGACTTCGCGATGAGCTACTGGTTTATGTTGTGGGATACCGGGGCGGGCTACTTCCTGACCCGGCGTAACCCTGCAGGTGAACTGGTGTTTCTGGCGATGGTTACGAAATACCAAGACCTCTGGAATGGTAAGTGGCGCATGGAAGTTCACCGGACGGCGGTATCAAGCGCCCCGGGGATTGACGGGCAGCAAGAAGTGCAGGCAGCGCTGGATTACCTGAAGCAGAACAGTGGTTTGTTGCAGTTTGACCGCCTGTATTTCACGAACTACTACGAAGACGGCACAGAAGAAAAACGCTTAGTCTGGAAGGTGTGAGATGCCACGCTCTGACAATGACGGGATGAACTTCGACGACCTGTTCGGCAAATGGGGCGGAAAACCCGACAAGGACGGGAAGAAGAAAGACACGACGCCGAAAGTTCCGGCGGATAACCCTGCGTGCAAAAATACTGGGGTTACGGATGAAGGGATAGAGCAGTCTTCCCGCTGGAAGTCCATGCTGTCTGCTGCCATCATGGCGTACAACACATGGAATAGCCTGCGCATGGCGAAGTTGCAGCGCGACCTCGCCAGAAAATATTTGCAGATGAGCAAAGACCATCGCAAATATTACAACGACCGCTTCAAGCCGCTGGAGAAAGACCTAACCAAAGAAGCGCTGAAGCTGAAGAAGTATGTGCGCGACAAAGAACCGCTTTACACCGGGCAGATGCTGGTAAGCGTGCGGGGGAAGAACGCGGGTCAGATTGACAAAGCGGTGTCCTGTACGGGGCGCTACTGCACCGGGCAGCGAGCAGCCATCATAACCGACCAGCTTCTCAAGCAAGCGACCCAAGAGAGCCTCGCTGCGGGCATGGCGCACCGCTACACGGACAAGGAAGAAATCGTCCACAACAACCTGCGGTGGGACAAGCGCGAGCAGGTGTTGAAAATCGGGCGCGACATCCCGGCGCAGGCGTCCAGCTTCGCACAGCTCGCCGCTGGAATTTTCGGCGACCTCGGCACGCAGGCTGGCAAGGCAGCGGAAGGCGCGATGAGCTTTATCGCCTACGAGAGCAACCGGGCGCAGACGCAGTATCCGCCGCGCCGGGGGGATATGCAGGTGAGTAGCTACCGCTACAATCCTACGCCGCTTGAGGAGTTCAAACCGAAGCCACCGGATGTGTACGTGAAGCCGGAAGAACCGACGCAGACCATAAAAGTGATGGGGTGATAAATGAGCGGATTACCAGTCGTTGTAACCACCGGTAGGCTTGAGCGGGTAAATGACGTTTCCATTAAGGCGTTTCCTTGTCCGAAGGTAAACGACAAGGGGCTGACGGGCGCTTGGTGGTGGGCGGATAAAATCGCCATCGCGGTTGCGCTGTGGGCTACCTACGAGACATGGAAAGCGGCGAAGGAGGAATACAAAATCGGCAAGGACTACTACGACCTTGCGAAAGAACAATGGGATTTCTTTCTCGAAAATTATCGCCCGCTGGAAGACCAAGAGCTGTCCGAGATATGGGCAGAACCTCCCTACGATCCTGACTACCCCAAATCCATCGCAGGGCATACCAACACCATAGACAAGGTTTTCGCCGCCGCAGAACGTCATAGGAGCGCGCTCACGGACAAATATTGCGTCTGCCCAGACGTGTCGATGTTCACCAAGACCGACATCATGAAATCAACCGTGCGCGGCGATTCCGATAACTTCGGGCGTCGCTACGCTGAGAAGCTGGCGCAGGAGAAGAACGACATCCGCTGGCAGCGACGCATATCGACCGCCAGCCGTGGGCGCAACCTGCTATCCGAGAGCGCCTCCCTCGCCAGTAAGGCGGCGGGGCTGTTCGGGGACTACGCTAAGGCGATGGGCAACGTAGCTTCAGGGGCAATGGCGTTTTCCGGCTATGTGAACAACCGGATGCAGACGGAATACAACCCGGTGCGCCAGCGCATCAACGCCCGTGCTGATGTGCCGAACACTTACCGAGGATTCGACGCACAGGCTTACTGGGGTGACGGTAGCCGGATGCTGGAGAACACTCCGCGCGGTGGCATTTCGTGGCAGCAGGCGGAAGCCAACGCACCGTACGATGGCGCGGGTGGGGTTGCAGGTTACGACCCGACAGGATATGCTTCCGCATCAATGAGATAAGGGGACAAAATAATGTACATACCAGATTTATTCGGCGCGTTCATGAAAGGCAAGGAATATGCTAACGACCGTAACTGGAATGACCTCAAGCAATATGAGGCGGTGGAAGCCGCGCGTAACGCCAACGACCTTTCCGCGCTGGATATTCTGGGGCAGCGGGCGCAGTTCGGTGGCAAGATGAGTGTTTTCCAGAATAACGTGGATAACTCCGCGCGGGCGAACGAGGTTGCCGAAGCCGCACAGCCGGGGCTACTTGCCAACGCCAGCACGGGTAGCATGATTCAGATGGACCAGCGCAGCGCGTTTATGAACAATCGCGACGACTACCAGACCATGCTGAACAACACAGCCCGAGCTAATATCGGTAAGGGCATAGACGCGGCAGCGGTGCAGCAGGGCGCGAACGATTATCTGACGCCTGAACGCGCCGCGCAGATGGGCGGTTGGCGTGGGGAGGACGCCTACAACACGACGATGGCTAACAACATCACCACAGGTCACGCGCCAACGGTTGCTACACAAGGCGTTGTGATGAACGACAGGCAGTACGATAACAATCTGCTAGGCGTGGAGTACGCCCGGGGCGAGTTGGAAGGGAATATTCAACGCCAGCCTGTAATCGACGCCATCAAAGCCCGAAACGCCGCCAACCAGTACGCCGACGCCAACACTTACCTGACCGACAAAGCGCAGTTAGCACGGCGTGAGAACCAGCGCCAGCGACAAGGGCTTCTGAACACGATTAGCAACCTCCAGCGCCAGCGTGCAGTATTTGCCGCCGACCCGATGATGGCGGGGCATGTGCAGGAACTCACGCAGCAGATAGCCGAGTATCAGGCGGAGCTTCAGCGACTGACTGGTGGCGAAACGGCAGGTACGTACATCACCGCGCCGGGTCAGGCGATGGCGACGGTGCGTAGTCTCGTGCCGGGCGGGCAGGTGTATCAGCAGGGGGTTGGTCCACGACCCCTGCAAGGACAGGTCATCATGCCGCCACCGCAGCCCGCGCAGCCGTCTGCACAACCGACCCAAGCCGCACCACAAGCCGCTATTGACCCCAAAGTTCATTCGCAGAACGTGGAAGCCAAGATGGCGTATGTTGCAGACAAGCAGGCGCAGGGTACTTACGACCCGAACGAAGTCATCATGATTGACGGCGTTCCCTACACCGCAGGGCAGCTTGTGTACCTCCAGAACGTGCAGCCTAGCATGACAAGCACCGTAGCAGAAGGGGTATCTATGGGGCTGCTAGGACCGGTGGGTTACGCCAGCCAGTATTTGCTCGGGACTAATCCTGCGTATGCCCGACAACTCGCGGCGGCACGTGCAGCAGCGGGGCGGTAAGTCATGGCGCGGAGAAAGGGGAATACCAACGAATCGCGCAACATGAGTATGGTGTTGCAAGCGTTTCAAAATGCCGGGTTGTCGCCAAACCAAGCGCGGATTCTCGCTGCCGAGGTGGGACGGGAAAACGCATTCCAAGACCGCTACCTGTGGGGGTATCACAAAGACCCCGGCAACGGCGCGGTCAATCTGGGGATTATCTCGTGGCAAGGCACGCGCGGGCGGAATCTGGAGAAACAGCTTGCGGCACAAGGGCTGATTAAGAACGGGGTGATGGAGCAGTCACAACGCGCGCTAGATGCCCAAGCGCGCTTTTTGGTAAATGAAATAAAGAACGACCCTGCCTACGCCAAGACGAAAAAACTGTTTCTGTCCAACCCGAATGTGGACTACAACACAGGCGTCCGGGTGCTGGGCAAGGACTTTATCCGCTGGCGCATCGACGACCCGAAGTACGCCGCTAAGGGCGCAGCGTCCCGTGACGGTTTTTACCGGAAGCTAGGCGGGGTAGCCCCGCAAGACGGCGGCGTGGTGCAGGCGGGTGCTTCAGCACCCTCCGTAGCGCCGCTTATTCCGGCGTCTGGGGCGATAAACGCAGCAGCTAATACCGTGAACGACCTGATGGCGCAGAACACCCCACAGAGTGACCTGATGGGCAAAAACGTGCTGGCTGGCAGCGTAGGCTTCGCCGTACCGGAAACACCTTTGCAGAACAAACTGTACGGCGAGGTCGCAGAACAAGGCTTGCCCCCGCAGAAAGAATCCATCGCAGCGGTGGCGGCTGATACCATCTCGAAAACTTACGACCAGATGTTTAATCAACCTTTGGTAAAATCCTCCAGTCCTAGCATCGACGCGCTGATGCAAATCTTTAACGCTCTGGAAGTCTGATAATGGCGAAGAACAATTCTCTCGAAACTCCCCTCTCCATGCCGAAACTGCCTGACCTCGACCAAGACCTGTTCGGCGCGGGCGCAGGGGCGATATTCAACCAGTCCGATGACCTGCTCAACCCGAAGGCGGTAGCGCCTCTGGGAGCGCAGCAAGGTAAACTTTCTCCGGCGGCACACGCGCTGGCATCGGCACAGCGTGAGCAGAACGACCTGCTGAACTACGCGACTGAACAGCAGGCTAAAATCCAGCAGCAGGAAGCCCGCCAACAGGCTGCGTTTGACCGTCAGCAGGCGGCGCAGCGCCGGGAAACCGACGCGGCTATCCGCCAGTATCAGCGGGACAAGAAGGAGCGCGAGAAGGCGCTGAAAGAAAAAGCGAAGGAGCAGGGCGGTGCGCTAGGCGCTGGCGCGGATGGTTCGTTTGTCCTGAAGCCGATGGTAGAAACCATCCTCGCTGACAAGAATTGGAAGGACATCAAGTCCAGCTTCCAGCGCGAGGACGAGGCACAAGGATGGCTGAAAGAAAAAGCCGTTCAGTTGAAGGAGCAGGGCATCCCCGAAGACCTCATCAACAACGAGCTGCGGGTAGCTGGTGCGCTGTTCAAGCAGGACACGGACGCCTACACCAAGCAGCGTTCAGAAGACCGTGCTGACCCGCTTGATGCGGTTTCGTGGTTGGGCAAGGCAGGGCGCAACCTGTACAAAGGCACGGTGCTGTGGCTATCCCCGGTATGGAACAAAACCATCGGCAAAACAGGACTTATCTTCGACACGGAGGAGTTTGTCCGCGAACAGAATGACGCGATAAATTCCATTGATTCAACGTTGTCCGACAAGATTCACTTTGCTCAAGAGAACAACGAATACCTGACCCAGAAACGCCGGGCGCAGGGTAAGGACGGGCTTGTTGCAGGATTCACAGGTGGCATCGCTGATATGTGGAAAGCAGACAATATGCTTTACACCATGCTGGACTCCGCCGCATACATTCCTTACTCCGCCGCTGTAGGCGCGAGTGCGGGGGCGTTTGCTTCTCGCGTCGGCGCGGCTACTCGTCTCACCCCGGCGATTGAAGGTATTACCGCGCGGGTAAACGCCGCTGCGGCTGCACCGGGTGCAAGTCTCGCCACGCGAATCGGTGCTAAAGCGGCGTCTCACCTGTTATCTTCCGAGGTAGCAGGTGGTATGGCGACCACCGGGTTTTTTGCCGCCACAGACGCCGCTGGTGGCGCGTACGACGCTGTGTACAACCAAGACGAGGACACATTCCGCCAGACCTACATCAAAGCGAACGGCGAAGAAAACTGGAACAACCTTGTGCAGTATTACGGCTCTGCGGGCAAAGCGCGTGCAGCGCTTGCAGAACAGGCTGCGGTATCGGCAGGTAATTCCGCTTTCATAAACACCGCGCTGCTAGGCGCTGCCGGTTTGGAAACTACGCTGCTTAAAGCGAACAAGTTTGGGCTTCAGACGTATGCAGGTAAGCGATTGGCGACGGCTGGTGCTAACTCCGTGTCCGAACTCCTCGAAGAAGGCTTGACGCAATATTCGCAAAATGTCGGCGCACAACCCGCGACTGGCGTGGATTTGCTGGAAGGCGTGCCGGAAGCAGCCGCTATCGGTTTCGTCGCAGGCGGCTCGATGGCAGGCGGTACGCAGGTGCTTGGCGCGCTAGGAAAAGGGGTAAAAAACTACGTCGCCCCAGAGTTCGATGCAGCACGGCTTGACCCTACGCAGTACGTGCATCAGAACCAGTTGGACTACGACAGCTATCGGCAGGTGGTCGGGCGCGAGATGGACAATATCGCGCGCACCGGACGCCGGGCGAAGTGGCACGAAACCGACATCGGTTCTGCGCAGCAGATGGCGTATGACACGATAATCGACGACGCCGCCAAGTGGGAAGCCTTTACGCCAGACCAGCGCGCCCAGATGCAGGAGTATCTGAAGCAAGCCTACAACATCAACACCAACCCGTATGCCCAAGTGGAGCGCCAAACGCTGACCGACATCTGGGAGAACGGCGACACGCACGTGCTGAACGCTTGGCTGCAAAGCGAAGAAAAAGGCATCGGCGAGGACATCCGCAACGCCTTCCGCATCAAGCACGGTGTCGAGTTAGAAAACGTGCCGGATGGCGTGCGTGCCTATTCCGAAGCACTGGCTAACGCTATTGACTACCAGATTGCCGCCCCGGTACTACGCGACACGAACGAGCAATGGAAGGCGATGCGGGATTACGTTAAGACCCAAGTCGAGACTAACCCGACGCTCACCCGCGAACAGCAGAAAGGCATCGACGCCATTCTTGCTAACTACCTCGATGCAGGTCGCCGCCGATTGACCGACGAGCAAGTCGCGGCGACACAAACACAACCGACAGGACAACCCGATGAGCCAGCAAATCCCGGCGCAGGACAAGGCGCGCCTACTCAAAATAATCAACCAGTCGCAGGAGAAAGCGGTGCAGCTCCGGCAGCAGGAGCAGGAAGCACAGGCGGAGAAACCCAAAGCGTGGGGCAGCCTGACGCGGCACAGACAGGAGGAGCTAATCCTCAAAGCACTGGAGTCGATAATGCACAGCAAGGAAATCAGCCCGGCGGTGGGACAGACGCTCCCGCCCAAACTGTTCAGCCTGTTGGAGGAGCAGCGCAAGCACCTGCATCTGGGGCGCAGCCGGGAGTTACAGCCACGGCTGGAAATGCTGGTCAAACGCCTGCGGGACAAGGGGCTGCTGGACAAACCAGCGCAACCGGACAACCCGCTCAACCGATTAACCCCGGCGCAGCGCCGCAGACAGGAAGCAGCAGAAGCGCTGGAGCTGCGCCGACAGAACGCAATCCAGATGGTAGAAGCAACCAAGCTGCTACCCAAGCGGTCGGTGTAACGGGTGCTTATAGCCCGCAGGCTGATTTACGCGACGCTAGTCATGCGTGGGCGCAGTTATCCAAAGCGCAAAAATCAGCGCTCGCGAAAATCGGCGTCAATACCCCGGCGCAGTTGCTGGATATTCTGAAAAACGCTGACACAGTCGCCGAAGCCGGACAACGTCTGGCGCAGACTGGTCGCGTGCGCAGCATGACGATGAAGTCGGTGCAGGATGCGCTGAAAGCCGCCCGCGACTACATCACCTCGCCGGAGTGGGTGTTTAACAAGCTGACCCAAGACCAGCTTGGGATAAGCGCCAACGAGGCGAGTATCCCTGCGGCGGTGGCAGCGCTTCAGGCAAGCGACGAAATTACCGCGCGGAAAATTAGTCAGCTCGCCAAAGGCGCGGCGGAAATCTACAGGCTGGAGGACGCCTCTAAGGAAGGCAAAACCGCCTACGCCGCCAAGCTGCTGCTTGACATCGCACAGCTAGCCAAGACCTCACCGCAGCTACTGGATGTGGCGATGCGGCTCAAAGGCGCACCGGAGTCGTGGTTTCAGGACGACGTTGACAAGCTGCTGAAGAACGACATCTGGGCGACGCTCCAGTCTGCACCGGGCATTTTCGAGCAAGCCGGGGTGGACTTCAGCCAGTCACGCCCGAACGTCACCCAGTCGCAGCAGAATCTCTGGTCGGCGCGTGCGGTATTGTTCACGCTGAAGCAGAACATCAAGGCAGGCGACGCCAGAAGCAAAGCGGTTCAGTCCGGGCTGGACAAAGCTGCTAAGCGCATCGCCGACATGGGCGGCGAAAAAGGACGCCTATCGCTGCTGTTCTCGATGCTGGAAGCCGACAGCCGGGGCGAAGACCTGACAGGTTTTCTGGAAAACTACTACATCGGCTCGCGCGCTTCGGCAGATGCTATCGCGGGCGTTAACCGCGCATATCAGGACGCTAAAGCCTACATGGCATCGCCTGACTTCCAGAACAACCTGCGGGCGGATAACTGGCTGCGGCAGGCGGACAAGTCGGTTTACGTGCAGGCTATCCGCGATTATGTGCGCAATAATTACGCAGCGTTCAACCAGATGCTGATTCAGGACGCCGAAGTGGCTTCTGGCAAGAGCGCCCGCACGCGCGTTGCTGACACGAATTTTGAAACGCAGACAGTAAACACCGACATTCTTGCCGACGTACTGGCTGATGTGGTGCATAACACCGCACGCCTCGGTCGGGAGTATGCAGGCGAGATTGCCCGCTCCTACGCCGGACGGGATGAAAACGGCAACCGGGTTATCAAACCGTCTGCGGTCAAGCGTTTTCTGGAACAAGCAGATACCATCGCGGCTAACCTTCAGCAGCAGTATCTGGATGGTAAGCTGGTACAACAACCCACCCAGACTGAAAACGAATCCGAGCAGTTGGCACAACAGGGCGACGACCTTTCCCGTCTGATGGAGGAGTTCAACGCCGGGCGGCAACCGGACACCGACGTGGTAATGGGCGACCTCGACGACGCCGTTAGTGGTATTCCGAAGCAGCCGCGCAACGACAAGAAGCGCATTAAGCACGGTGGTTTCGACAGCCCTAAGGCGGCAGAAGACGCGCTTTCCACGGAGTTGTTCCAGCACCCGGAAACGGTGGAAGAACTCGATGAGCTGTTGCAGTCCATAGCAGAAGCAACCGGGCTAGACTCGCTGCTGGTCGGCGAGTATATTGCCCGTGAATGGTTGAGCCAGTCGGAAGAAGACTACGCAGATGCGTCAACAGACGAACTGCTGGACATGGTGTACGACGCGGCTAACGATATTTGGATTTACGCCGGAGAACAGAATGCAGCACAACAAATTGCAGATACAAAACGTCTCGAAGGACCTCGCTCGATTACTGCCGACGGACGGCGCATCACGCGACAATCTCAAGACCCTACTGGGTCACTGGCAAGAGCGTTACAGCCGAACCTCTCCGGCGGCGCATACGCGCAGCTAGCCCGTCCTAGCCAGCCTGCCCCGGCGCGACTTGCGATAGCACCTGTCGAGGAGATTGTCGCCGAGTTCGGCGGGCAGGAGTTCTCCCTCGCGGAGATTATCGAGAATACCGAAAACCAGCGAGGAGACCGTTCTCCTACGCTTGGCGAGCTTGCGCCGGAAGATAACAACGCCCCCCGCCCGGTCATCGAACTGACAGTAAATGGCGTGAAGCACCGGGGAAGGCTATTCCGCTGGCGCGACCGCAAGAACGGGCGTAACCGCCGCCACGTGGTGTTTGTCCACGACGGCGACGCTTTTGGTATGCGTGGGTGGGACGATAAGTGGATAGACTTTGGCAATGCTGTTACCCGCAAGCGTGTGGACAGCATCAACCAAAACGACGGCATCCGCATCGAGGTGCTGGCAGACCAATCTGAAAGTCAGGAGCAAACAAATGATAAAACCGAGAAACGTACTCAGCGAACTGGGCGCAGCGAGACCGAGGATGAAAACAATTCAGGAATCGTGGGGGACGTTCGAGATGCCGATGTCACCGCGCGAGGAAGCGACGTCACGGATGCGGGAGCTGATGAATCCGAGCAGGACGAAGGTGCTGGGCAGTCCGATGAAAGTGAACGCGGGAGTGGAGCGGCTGAAGGACGACTAGAAACCCCTGCGCCCGTAGATGTTCCGCAGGGGCTAGACTACACCCCCGAGCAGGTAGCAGAAATTGACCCGGCGTCGCTTACGGCGGACGAGCGTGCAGCGCTTAACCGCCAAGACGACACGCACGAGTTTGTCGCCAACGCCCTCTACGGCATCGCGGGCGCGCTGGAAGATTTCGGTGGGGTGGATTCTGCCGCGCTGCGCAGCGGGCTTGCCAAAATGGCGGCGCTGCTGGCAGACCCTGCTGCGCCAAGACGGGCTACGCAGACGACTGTCACCGAGCAAGCCGCCGGGCGAAAAGATGTCGCCGACGTTATCACCGACGAGGAGCGCGACATTCTCGACGCCTACCTCGACGACATCGGCAATACCGAGCAGAGTGCGGAGGAGTTTGCCGAGGAAGCCATCGCTGACAACCAGTTCGAGGATAGCAGTCTGCCGAAGAAAGTCCGCGCTGTGCTGGAGCGTATCTGGAACGCGCTGCGCAACGGCATGGCGGCTGTCTCGATGGCGTTGGCGGTTCACCTCGGCTCAAGCATGGTTATCAGCCAGCCTGCCGAAGCCGCGAACCTTACCCCGCAGGCAGGCGAGGTGGTTATGAGCAGCGCTGCCAAAGCGTCGCTAGACCACATCATCGACACCGCTGACAACGGTGGACGACCGTTTGTGATTGCCGATAAAAAGGCGGGCAAGCTGTACCTGATGAACGCCGAGGGCAAGGTGGTAGATACCACCCCGGCGCTGTTTGGTAAGACGCCTTCCGATGCAGCGAAGACGGCAGGCGCGACGGGCGCTGGCAAGTACGACCTGACTTACAACCGCGACATCAGACTGCCATCTGGTTACGCGGGCAGCGTGCAGTCGTTCGACACCGGAGCAAATGGCGAGCAGTTTGCCATCCACCGCGTTATTGACGTCAAGGGTCAGAACCGCCAGAGCCGACTGGATAGCAAGACCGCCCGCGACAACCGCATCACGCTTGGCTGTATTAACGTTCCGGCGGAGTTCTACGACGCCCACCTAGACAACGAGCTAGGCGCGGTGCTGTACGTGTTGCCGGAAACCGCCAACTGGGGCGGCGACCTGTATGGCAAGACCCCTCGTCAGGCTGCACAGCCGACGCCACAGGCGGTTAAAATCGCAACCGAGGGTACTTCCCTTACCCCAGAGCAGTTACTGGCTGCTACGCGCTCTCAGGCGGATAGTCTGATAGCGACCGTGCGCGGCAGCATGGACAACGCCAGCTACCAGCCTGTGCAGGTAACACCTGAACAGCTACAAGCGGCGACGGAAGCCGGGCGGAAGGTAACGACTCAACCTGTGCAGGCACAAGCGCCCATCCAGATTTCAGGCGTCCAGCCGTCCACGCAGACCGCCTACATCAGCCCGGTCATGGTAAACGGTGTATCCGCTAACACCCTTGTCGTGCCGTTCAAGGCGCATACTCCTGCCGAGATGCAAGCAAATGGCGTGTTCGACACGCAGCCTGTGGGTAACAAGACCGAGAGCGGCGATAGCCTGTACACCATCGCGTCGTGGCTGGCTGCCGCGTTCGCTGCGGGCAAGGTGAACAGCCGTCGCAAGAAGCGTCTGGAGAGCCGCAAGAAAGCCAATGAGGAACGGTTGGCGCGGATTGAAGCGAAGAACAATCCAGAGCTGAAGACTGAACCGGAAGACACTTCCGTCGTCCCGGATGAAGCCGAGGTGGAAACCGCCGTCGCTGACAACCACGACATGCAGGCAGTAGCGGCGAAACAAGCCGGTACGCACAACCCGCAGACGCCGCTGACTCATGCGGTTGCGCAGGCTGTCCGCCAGCAGAACGTGCTGGAGAATAAAGCCGAGTGGATTCACGCCTTCGCGATGCGGTATTCCAGCGATGAGGCGCAGTATCAGCAACTGCTCGCCATGATGGGCAATCTGGAGTACAACCTCGGTGGTGTGCTGACCGACCGCTCTTACACCCAGAGCGGTGACTTCCGTGACCGCAGGCGCTGGCGCGGCGACCAGACAGACGCTAGCCGTGTGGGGATGTTGCAGGCGTTCATGCGCTTCGCGGGCGGGGCGACGGTTGCGTTCGATAATCTGCTGCACCGTGTCGGGTCTGCCGCGTTCGGACACGAAGCCGATAGCGCCATCGCCAGCAAGATGCTCTCGCAGGTACGCGCCAAGTCATCCGGGGCTTATGCGCAGCTACACAAGACGCTCATCCACCCACTCGTCATGCAGACCGCCACACTTGCCAGCCAGATGCGTCGTGGTCACGGCGAGATTGAAACCGACACAGGCAGAACCGCCACGCTGAACCACATCCTCAACGAAGGCGCGGAGCAGATGTGGAAGGGTGCAGAGCTGGAAATCGCCAAGATGAAGCTGGACTTGCAGGAGGTGGAAGCGCAAATCCGTTCTACCGCTGCCGGGTCGCAGATTCAGCAGACGTGGACGAGCAAGCAGTTGCAACTGCTGAAGGACATCGACGCCGCCCAGACACTCCTCGACCGCCAGCGCGATATGTACTACGGACGCGAGGAGTGGGACGGCACGACCGACCTGCCGGGTGGCTACACCGAGGCGCAGGCTAAGACCGAGCTGCAAGCGCTCAAGGACAAATACGGCGAAGACTTTGCCAAGATTGAGGCACACAGCAAGGAGCTGGTGCAGACCATTCAGGGCATCCGCAATTTCGCCGCCGCTGCCGGGGTAGTAACCAACGACCAGCTCGCGATGTACAACGAGATGGGTTTCAAGGAGTATGTGCCGCTGTACTCGCCGCAGGAAGATGTATCCAAGACTGACGAAAGTACCAGCATCATGCAGACCTCCCGCATGGACAGACTGCTGGAAGGCATCCCGCTGGCACAGGCGAAGTCGATGGGGCTGACCCGCGACCTCTCCCGCTTCAAGCGTAAGGGCGCGACCAGTCCGGCGGAAGATGCTTACACCAACATGAAGGTGTACGCGATGAACACCGCAGGTCGCGTGGGGCAGCAGGGCTGGTTGCAGGCGGTGCAGCAGCTATACGAAGGCACAATCGGCAAGCCGTACTCCGTGGCAGGCAACCTCGGCGAAGAAACCCTAAAAGAGCTGAACAGCCAGCCTGAAGGCAAGCTGCCGGGGCTTATTCGTGTGCGTCCGGGTATGGAGGATTACCTGCCTGCCCACTTGCAGACTGCCATCGCAGCACCGGGTGGACGCATCCGCGCTATCCGCGCTAAGGGATACAACAGCGCAGGCGAACTGGTGGACTACCACTATTACTTCACCGACAAGGCAATCCAGCAAGAGGTTTACTACACCTCGGACACCAGCGAGAGCTTCATGATGCGTATCGGGCGCAACGCCGGGACGATTACCCGGTTCGCCGCACGTATGATGACTACCTTCCGCCCCGTCTGGAACGTGTACAACTGGGTGCGGGACAGCATCGAGCGGATAAGCATTATGATTGCCCGCCCGGTCAAGGACAAAAACGGCGACCTTATCAACCGCTGGACGCTTGCCAAGACCTACGCCTCGCACCTCGCGCGCCTCGCTTCTAGTCTGGAAGCGCAGAACGAAATCATGCGCTACCTCTCCACAGGCGAGCTGGTGACAGAACTTCAGCGCACGCTGGATGAAGCCGTCGGGGAAGGGGCGATAAACCTGATGACGACCCAGACGGACAAGCACTCCGTGATGAGCGACCTACGCAAGTCCGACCTTGACCGCCTGCTGGATACCACCTCAAGGATGCTTGGCACGACGGCAAACAAACTGGGTGTCGGTCAGGGCAAGGCATGGCTTGGGGATATTGCCGAATACTACGTGCAGCGCATGACGGAAGTGCCGCAGGTAACGACAGCGCTGGCGTCTTATCTGGCGTACCGTGAGCTAGGCGTGAACAAGCACGAGCGCGCCAACCGGGTGCGCGACCAGTATGACCCGACTCGCACCCGCAGCGAGATTGTGCGCGGGCTATCTACCATGTACCCGTTCGTGCGTTCGACCTTCTCCGGTCACTACAACCTGATGCGGACACTAAGCGAATACTGGAATCCCGGCGAGCGTGGGTTCACCACCCTGTACCTAGCGGGCGGCACGGCTGCCATGATGGCTACCCTTGCACTCGCCGCAGGCGCTATCGGCGACGACGATGACGGCGTGCCGCTTGTTGCCCGTATGCCCATCGGCACGCTCATGAACGGCATCCCCATACGCACGCCGGATGGTGGTGTCTGGAGTGCGCCTGTAGGCTTCGGGATGCCCAAGCTGATGTGGGGGACGGCAGTCAACCTTTACCGCCTCGCCTACGGCGAACAGAGCACTTCTGACATGAGCCGCTCCATGCTTGGACTGGTGATGGACAACACCTCACCCGTGCAGGTGGCGAGCGGTGCGGCATTCGACCGTGACGTGGGTGCAGGCGCGGCGCTTAGTTTCGCTCCGCTGCTGGCTGTGCCGTTTGTCGAGATGATGACAAACACGAAGGCATACACCGGGCAGAAAATCTACAACCGCGAAACGCCCAGAGGCGAACGCGATGCCGACCAGGGTGGGTTCAATATACCGGAAGCCTACAAGGACACCGCACAGGCGCTCACAGGCATGGGTATCGACGTGCGCCCGGAAACGCTCAAGCACCTGCTGGAAACTTTCAGCTATGGTCCGCTCAAAGCGATACCGACCTCCCTGCTGGCGGACAAGTCCGAGAAGTACCTCGGCAACCGCGAGACGAAAGGAGAAGCCGCAGGTGCGCTTGTTACCGCTATCGGGATGGACATGGCGTGGTCGCCACACGCGCTGGACGACGAGGCGAGGGTGTACCAGATGCTCGACGATATTTACCCTATCTTGGGGAGATACGGCATTACCGAAATCTCGCACGACAAGAGCGAATACAAGCGCTTCGGTATCGAGGGGAGGGAGAACCGCAAGGCACGCCTGCTGTACGCCAAGATGGTTGCCGCTGGCGCGCCAGAGTGGGAAGCGTCCTTTGTCCGCGACGCGGTTATTCACAAGACCTCACGCCAGAAAGCCATCAAGGAGTTCCAAGCAGGGTCGGAAGCCTACCTGAAAGCGAAGGCTAACGGGGAGGAAAACGAACAACTGCGTGCAGCCCTTGAAAACCAATGGGATGCCATCGAAAATAGCGACCAGAATTTCCTACGCCAATACAACGAAGACGCCTATGAGATGCAAGACGACTACTAGAATGAGCCGCTGCCGCCGCCCGCTCATCGAAATCTGCCCGGCGACCAGCCAGATAAAACTTGACCTCGCGTCCTGCGGCGTCTGTACGGCTGTCCCTGCGCTTCTTCTACGCAGGGGAGGGTGTGTGGAGCGGGAGCTGGTTTGCGAGCCTGTAGAACCCGCTGCGTGCGGTTGCTGTCCGTCGCTTCCACCCCGCCCGAGATGGGTAGATAAACCGCAACCGTCGGTGATTTACCCGCTACACGACATCGACTGCGACGGGATGTACGTGTTCGTGCTGGACGACACGATAAAGGAGCTGGGGCTTGGTCGGCTGGAAGCGGTCGTGCTGGTCGAAGATGACGGCACATACCCCGCCGAGCGCCACTGCACGAGCGAGAAGAACTACGCCGAGACGGCTATCCGCTTCGATGTGGACTACTTGCCCTACCAGATGCCGCTGCGAGGCATCGACACTTCCAACCTTGCCGCCACGAGGGGGTGCTGATGTATATTCCGCTTTTTGGTTTCCAGACGCACCTGCGTGAAGGACTGCCCGTCGATGGTCGCCATCTGCCGATACCGGAGACGGCGTACCAGCACCTACTCACGCGGCTGGACGATGGCGACTGGTCGTATCTGGAGCTGCGCGAGGGGCGTGTCAGCGAGATTGTGCGCGTGCGTAACGTGTGCGGTAAACTGGTTATCGACCGGGGTATGGAGTGTACCGCCCCGCGCTGCCAGCGCTGCGGCATCGGTGTGTTTTTCGTGATGACCGCACAGGGTGTCCGCGATGCCGTCTGCCAGATGACCGACAAAGATTGTGAGAAAGGAGACTGCCTGTGAGATATGTCCAATTCGCCGGGTTTAACTCGAATACCACCGACAAGCTGCTCGATACCGACCTCGACTTGCCCGTGTACGAGCAGCACCTCGCCCTGCTGCGCAAGCGTCTCGCTGCCGACGGAGACTACACCTACCTCGTGCTGTTTGACGGCACGCAGACGGAAGTAGTGCAGCTAACCAACCACGGCGGGTCGCTCAAACTCACCCGCGCGCTGGAAGATACCCCCGCGCAGTCGTTCCCTACCGGAACGTGCGTGCGGTGGGAACTTACCCCGGCAGCGGTACGCGATATTGTCTGCCAGATGGAGTGTTGCCCATGAGCGCTGTATTAGTAAAATTCGTCAGTTGTGTGCTGCTTCTGGTGTTCGGCATCATGTTCGGGTTCGACCTCGTGCCGCCGTATTATCGTGTCGGCACGGCTGATGCTAATTCATGGGCAGTCGCTCTGATGACGCTGTGCCTTGCGCAGTCAGCGATGACACTACTCGCCATGAATAACTGCATCCGCTGTCGGGTGTGGAGCGATTTTCTCCTACAAATTACCGGGCTGGTGTTTATAATCCTCGGCGGCGCGTTTGTAACCAAATACCCACCGTTCACATGGGCGATGTGGCTATTCCCCTTGCTAGGGTTACTGTGCCTGACGACCGGGCGGGAGTTCAGCAGATACTCCAGAAACAAATTGCAACCGCCCTCCATCCGGTCTGGAGGTGCTGACCGGATGGAACTGCATGACCGAACTTAATGGAATCCACACGAACTTAGCGGCAGGCGTCGGTTTCGCTTTCTTCGCGGTGCTGGTCGGCACGCGCTGGAGTGAAATTGGTCTGCGGGACTATATAATCATCATGGTGCTGGCGCTTCTTTCCACGGCTTTTGCCATCGAGCGCTGGTTTTCTGACGGTACAGTCGTTACCTGTTCCCTCATTGGTTTCGGTATCGGCTATCTGGCAGACGACGTGTATATCAACATCAACGCGACGCTGCCGGATGTGATTAAAGGTATTATCGGGGACGGCACGGAATGGCTGCACAACAAGGTGCGTCAGGTGTTGGGGCTAGCCCCGAAAGACGACGATGAGGAGGACGAATGAAAAACCCTCTCACATGGAGGGGGTTTTTACTTAACTGCCCTGCGCGAGAGACTTCACGGAGCGTTTTATAATTGGCAAGACATCGCTTGCCCACAGAATTTGTGTTCGCATCTTGCCACCATGTGCCGGTGTGAGTTCTACCAGTCTTCCGTAGTTATGTCCAGCTTCGGTAAGCTCCCAGCGATTGGTTGCAGGATTCTTTAGTTGCAGCCCGTTAGCTGCCAGATGAATATTGACCTCGGCGGGTTTCATGTTCGGTTCTAGCATCTTGCCAAGCTCTGTCGGTATAAACCAGTCTTTTTGGTTTTCAGAAAGCAGACGCGTCTGACCAGTAAGCTCTAAAAGGTTCACGCCAGACGTACGAATAACTGCACCATTCGCGCCAATAGCTGCGGCGTTTTTGTCTAGCTCCATTACCCGCAGCAGAGAGTAAATAGCTTGGAAGTCAGCAGCAGGTGCTGTGAGCGCACCCATAACAGACACTTGCGGGACGGGTTGGCTATACATACCGTCAAACGCACGAATCACGCGGAGGTTAAACGCCGGGCTTATCCACATCGCGTAAGCATAGACAAGCTCTTTACAGACGAATGTGCCGCCGCCGTCTCCGTTTATGATTCGTATGGGAGCGCTCTGCGATTCTGATGAGCGATTGTTTTCATTGATTATTTCTTCTGCTATCGCTTTAGTAGAATCGCGCCGCATAAAGAAGGCAGGTTGGTGTTTGTCTTCGCCTCCGCTCGCTTTGTGTAAATCGTTGAGTGAATAAAGTCCATCGACAAGGCGGATGGCGACGCCTGATATAGTTAAGTCTTGCATAGCGGTCTCCCGAATAAAGCGACCCCGCAGAGGTGGTGCAGCTTTCGGGTAAGCTCTCTGCGGGGTCTAAATCGTTGCTGGTATCCGTACCACCGGATAGGCATATTGTATATGCTATACTCCGCCTAAGGCAACAAAAGGAGTTCCCATGAGCCATTACAAACCCTATATTTACGCCGCTGCCTGTCTGTTCATGCTTTGGTGTGGATACGATGCTGGCAAAGCCGTTGGACGGCAGGATATGCAGAAAGAAGTCCACGCGGCAAAGCTGGAAGTGGACAACATGAAGCGCCGGGCGCAGGAAGCAGCCAACGCTCACGCGAAACAGATGAGTGAGGCGAGCCGTATGTATCAGCAGGAGAAAGCCGAGCTGGAAGCCCGGCAGCAGGAGCGGATACGGGTCGTGCAGAAAGTCGTGGAGAAGCCGGTTTACCGCACCGACTGCATCGACAAGGCTGGGCTGAATGAAATCAACAAGGTAATTGGAGGAAACAAATGAACGAACTCGACTGGATTGCCGAAGGGCGCAAACTCATCGGCGTGGAAGAAAACGCCAACACCTCTAAAGTCGTCGCCATGTGGCGCGATGGCTTCGAGGCGTCAGGACAAGCCGGGCGGATGAAAGAGTCCGTGTGGAATACTGGCAGCACGCCGTGGTGCGGAGGCTTCGTCGCCGCCTGCCTCGCCCGCGCAGGTCTGGGCAAGCACGTACCTAAAGATTTTCCGCTCGCACGTGCATGGGCGAAAGTAGGCGCACCGCTCTCCAAGCCCGCGTATGGCTGCGTGGTCGTCTTTACTCGCGATGGCGGGGGTCACGTTGGCTTTGTCGTTGGCAAGGACGCTAAGGGCAATCTGATGGTGCTAGGCGGCAATCAGGGCAATACGGTCTGCATCAAGCCATTCAGCAAAGCCCGCGTGCTGGCGTATCGCTGGTGCGGTAAGGGTAGCGCTCCGCTCGCCGAACGGTTCGACCTGCCGCTACTTAGTTCAGACGGACGAGTAAGCACGAACGAGGCGTAGCCCATGTACAAGTTTATCGCTTGCATTTTCCTGACCGCCTGCACCCGTGTCACCGTACCGTATCTGGCGCATGAGCCGCCTGCTGACCTTACGCAACCCTGCCCTGCGCTGCAACCGCTGGCGGGCATGACGGGCAAGGACATGACACTATGGATAATCACCGCAGCCAACCAGTACCACGACTGTGCTGCACGCCACGCCGGGCTGGTGCAGGCAACCCGCATCGAGGGGTCGGTCACGCGGCATGAGTGGCGCTGACCTGTTTGTGTCCCACAATCAACAAAAAATGAGCCACAAATTCGTTTGTGGCTCATTTAGTCTGCACAAGTGCAGTTAGAGGATGGAAACGTTCAGATTTTCTGATGGCTTGAAATGGATGTAAGTCTTTGCAGGGATGGTAATCGGCTCACCGTTCTGCGGGTTTTTGCCCTTGCGTTCGGCACGGGTTTTCTTCTGGAATGAACCCACATCGCGGATTTCTACACGCCCGCCTGCACGGAGGGTTTCTACGACGTGCGACCACATGGCGTCCAGAGCCTTGCGCGCGCTGTCTTGGGTGATGCCTGCGTCTTTAGCGACGGCTGCAATCAGTTTTACTTTGCTAAGATTACTCATGAATTTTCCTCGGTTAAGTTTTCATAACCCTCGAGTGATATATCGAGGGGGATTTTTACGCAGATACATTCAGTCTTACCTGCGCCTCTGGAGACGGTAAAGCCTCCCAAGTCGATTTTCTGGGGTTTTATCACCTTGCCGTAGAGCGCCTCGAGGTTGCGGATAAACTCCGGCGCGCCGATGTTCTGGCGCTTGCACCACTGCTTGATAGCTGGCAGCGAAATGTACGCGCGTTCTTCCTTCATCTCGTAGCGTATCTGGATACCACGACCCGGCACCGTTTGTTTCTTGACGTAGTTCACGTCGTTCATCACGCCCTTGCCGGGCTGGTCGGGCATATCTGACGGGCGAACATGGGCGGCGACCACAATCCGCGCGCCCTCATGCTCGTTCATGAACTGTGCAATCATGCCTTCCGGCGACATCAGGCTCTGCCCGATAGTCTGCTTGCCTTCAGCGATAAGCGCCAGCAGGTAGTCCAGCAGGTTGTCGAGGTCGTAGTTAATCAACCCCAAGTCACGAGCGATGCGCATCCCGACCATCATGCGAGTAGTCATGTACGACCAGAAGCGGTAGTTGCTGCCGATGCCCGCACGCTTGCGGATGAGCTTCTCCATCTCGTACAGCTCGTCTTCGATTTCTTCCTTGTGGGTCGTCACGTAGCGGATATACACGTCGCCCGCCACGCCGTAGTTTTGCGGCAGCTTGCGGATAAGGCGTTCGTTTTCCTCGAACTCCTCCGGGGAGTAAACCTCTCCTAGCGGCTTGACCTTTATCTCCAGCACCCGGCTCATCTGGGCGGAAGCATCATGGCTGTGGTTAGCGAGCGAGGCGATGATACTGCTGTTTGCGCTCATCACAGGCAGACACGACCAGAATGTCGTATTGAGTTGCAGGTTCTCGCCACCTGACTGCATCCGGTCTTTGCCGCGCCCCTGCGTGAGCTGGTAGGCAATATCGGAAGCGTCCTTCGGCGAAATATCGGTCATCTCGTCAAAGCCAGCGGCTATGTTGTTCATGATGCCGAGCTTGGCGAACCGGGCGATGTAGGTGTCTTCCTTGTTTATCATCAGCCCGGTACGCGGCGACGGGTCGCCGTAAACGGAAATGCCAAGCGAGAGTGCGGCTGACTTGCCCGCGCCTTTCTCGCCGGTGAGGAACAGCAGCGCCGCGCTCTCCAACGCGCCGATGGGCATCAGCGGGGAAGCGAACGCCGCAGCGAGTGTCGTCTGCGCCCACTCCATACCCTTGCGGTTGTAGGTTTCCGCAATCGCTTTCCATGTGTCGAGCGAGCCGCGCGGACGGGTCAGCCCGCTGTAAATCGCGGCTTTTCCCTTCGGCGCAATTTCGATGACGCTGCCGTCTGCCTTGTAAAGTTTGTCGCCTAACAGGAAACTCTGTTGGTCTTTGTCCCATCCGAGCTGGTCTGTGACCGTGGTTTCGGCAAGGGTAGATTCGGTTTGCTTGAGAAGTTCGATTAGCATCTGTCCCATCAACTTTCTGTCTTTGTCGTGCAGCAGAAAACCGACAGAGCCGAGGTAAGCGTTTAGCCCCTGCCCCATCAGGGTCTCGCCCGGTATCTGCACATCGTCATACCCTTTCAGGTGGTGTTTGCGAAAGACGTAGCTCATCTGAACTTCACCTGTTGCGGTGCGGGCTTTAATCCGCTGCACCGGATAAACGGGGTATGGGTAAATATTGCGCCAGTACCAGTCGCCTTCGGCGTCCTTGCAGCGCACGAAACATCCGCCCTCGTTTACCCTAACCGTCTGATATTCGTATTTGGGCAGGGTGGATTCAGGTTTGGCGGCTGGTGATAGGTCTTCCCCCGCTGCTGCCCACCCAGACGGCACAGGAAGCGTTATCGCGGGTCGTGGTGGCAGGTTAGTATCCTGACTGGGGGTGACGTCCTTTGGGGCGTCAGACGCGCCCTCCTGCGCGAGAAGTGGGGCATTCGGCACGCTGATGGGTGACTTGACGACGCCTGCAAACGGACAACCCTCGCACGCCTCTGGGCGGTATTCGGCGAAGGTGCTACAGTGCATGGGCTTGATGTCGTTGGCTTCTAGCCACGCGAATTTTTCGTCGATGCTGTACTCGCTGTGCCACTTGGGGTCGGTCGAGAGGCGCTCTGCCGTCTCGCGCCCGTCGGTGCAGAAACGCAGCACGGACAGCGCCGCGCGCCACGTCGGCTCTTTGCCATCATTCATGGTGCGTATTTGCCTGCATCCTGCAACGATGTCTGCGGCGTTTCGCTCTGGGAAGTCTGCTTTGGGAATCTGGAAAAAGCGCATGAGCGCAGCATCAGTCACCGCCTTCACGTAGTCCGGCACGTCCACCTGCGGCAGCGTAGGAACATGACTGGTAGCCTTCGGCACGTAGGTGTCGAGTTTTTCTTTGTAGAAGGCATAGGGCATGGTCGCGCCCACGACGCGGATTTCCACCAGAGCAGCACCCGTCATGCCACCTTTCATATTCCACGTGCCGGGCAGGCGCAGGACGCTGGCGATGTCGCGTGTACGCATCGGGTCGGCATGCAGCCCCAGAGCCTCACAGGCGGCGCGCAGGCGGTCGGCAAGGTACTGCCATTCGTCTGGTGTTACTTCCGTCTCCAGCGCCCAGTAAACGTGCAATCCTGCTGCGCCAGACGCGACCACCCACGGGCAGGGCATACCGCTGGCGACACAGAAATCGCGCAGGGCAGTCAGCGCTTCGGCGCGGGTTTTGTAATCCTTTTTCTCGCCCACGTCGAGGTCGAGCCATAGCGCTTTGACCGCACGGGCGTTGTTGCGCGTACGAAGCTGGTTTTTCTCGCCCTTGTGGGTCTGCACGGTATGCCAGCCCTGCTTGTACGCAGCCAGCGCGAACCACACGTCGCGCGGCAGTTGGTAAAAATAGCCTGCGGTCTGGACAAGTTCGTCTTGGTGCTCCAGCACTTTCTGCCGCATCTTGCCGTCTTTCAGCCCGCCGTCATCCGAGTAGGCATACACATATACCCCGGATGCGGGCAGGACGGCACGGAGAAAGTCTGTGAGGGAAGCGGTCATGGGTTAGCCTCTATCGCGGGTCAGGTGTGAGCTAATAATTTCCATCGCTGTCGCAGAGCGCTGGTTGTAACTGATTTCTTCCGGTATGGGGAGTTGTCCATCCTTGACAAGCCGGGTAAGCACGTCGGTGATAACCACCAGTCTTTGAGCGATGGACGGCGTGCTGATGCTGCGCTCCTTGCGCAGATATTTATCGAGGGTGATGTATGGTATTCCGGCAAGCGTGGCGACGACTGGGCGCTTGACATCGCTATCGCGCATGGCGACTAGCAGGTCGTCGATTACTGTTTGATAGCGTTTCTTTTTCATGGTTTGGTATGCGGCACGTCCTTGTGCCTGGTTGGTTTAGAGTGCTGCCATGCCCGCAGGTGCGGTTTGTTCGTTCTGCGGTTGCATCTGCGGTTGCATCTGCGGTTGTTGCTGCATCTGCGCTTGTTGCTGCATCTGCGCTTGTTGCTGCATCTGCGCTTGTTGCTGCATCTGCGCTTGTTGCTGCCATGCAGGCGGCTGCTGACCTTGCGGTTGCATCTGTGGCGACTGGGTCTGACCTTGTGGCGGAACTTGCATTTGCGGCTGCTGCGGCGGGGCTGCGTTGACTGTGGCGTTTTCCGTCGTGTTGTCGAAATGGATGTCCAACAGGCGGTCAGTCGTGCCGTTAGTCATCGCCTCAACCATTGCCTGAATGGCAGGTTCAGACGCGAAGCGAACTTCGTTGCTGCGGTTGCGCAGGTCGTACAGGCTGAAGGCGACGACGGGTACAGACTGGCTACCGTCAAAGGAAAGCTGCACGGTGAAGGTAAACGGCATGATGCCGTGTGATGCTTGGAAGTCGCCCATCGTTTTCAGCAGGGTAGCGAAACTGCACGTGCCGACGTTCGCGTTACCAGACTGGCGCACGGACTTGTAGCCGAAGTCCACCACATACAGCTCATGCTGCGGGTCGTTTGCCAGCATGACAATGGCGCGCTGGCGGTAGTTACGCTGCACGAAACCTGCCGGGGGCGGGCTGTCGAATTTCTCGTCCGGGAGCGGATAGCGGGAAAGCGTCTTGGGCGCAACACCTGTCTTCTCGCTCTCGTCGTAGGTACGGTCATAGAAGACGTAATGGAACTGCGGATTGACCGCAACGATATGCACATCCAGCGTCAGTTCAGAAAGCTGCACCGGCTCGCCGCCGCCTTTGGAGATGTTGAAGCGGTTGCTCTTGAAGGTAATGCGGTTCGGCGCATTGGTCGCAAGCGCTGCTGCTTGCTGCCATTGCGCGGCGATTTTCGCGGCGAAGTCAGCGTTCATCTGCGGGACTGGCACGTTGACGTTGCCAAAGGGAATGACTTGGTTTGTCATGGGGATTACTCCGGGTTGGTTAAGAAAAGAGTTAAGCGGATTTACGGGGGGCGGAAAGTTTGGTTTCCACGAAGTGTCCGAACGGGCTGGCGGCTAGCAGGTGAAGCTCTGGTTGTCCGGCAAGCACACGGTGAACATTCAGCTCCTGCACACGGGTCGCGAACGCCTGCTGCTGGTTGAGAATCTGGTCGTAGGTGGTAACGCCATCGTCCAGTTGCTGCTGCTGCTTGTTCAGCTCGTCTGCGCTGATAAGGGCGGCGTTTAGCAACACCTTCCAGTTATGCTCGCAGGCAAGGCGCTCAACCGCCAGCACGCTGTCCGGTACAAGTCGCGCCTGCTGCGCGTACAACACGTGCTGCGTGGTGATGATGCCATCGGCAAGCAGGCGGTCTAGCCAAGCACCTGCTGCCTCGCGTCCGCCCGCTTCTTCGGTCGGGAAGCTGCACTTGACGCTCTGACGGCGGGCGAACGTGCCGACACCATCGAAGGCGAAGTGTTTTGCGCCTTCTGCGTCCATACGACTGAGCAGATGCTCCTCGGCAGTTGCCTTAGCGGTTTTCAGCATCTTCTCCCAGTCTGAGAGCTTGCCAAGCTGTTCGTTGATACGTACAATGAACTCCGCGCACGCTTTGTCGGATGAATAAATTTCCTGTGGGATTTCTATTTGTTTCGGCATAAATGCCTCCTGTATGATTGAATGGTTAGTCAGAATGTGCGTATAAGTTTACCCCTTGATAGCCTAGCTGTCAAGGGGTTCTTATTTGGAATTTAGTGTTCAAAGCCGGAAATGTTTTTCGTAAATAAATTAACAATGTTCCGCTCAATGTTCACCCCGCGCTCCAGCGCCGAAAACGCCAGCTTGTCCTGCGCACCCGCCGAGAGATGCACCACGAACGTCTCCTTCGCCGTCTGCCGCGCCGACGACAAGCGCTCAAACATCTGCTGATACATGAACGCCCCGGTCAGCGGTACGCCGTAGCAGATGATGTAATCGGCACTCGCCAGCTCCACCCCGAACGCCGTCGTGCGCGGGTGACACACGAGGACGTGCGGCTCTCGCTCGTCGAGAAAATCGCGCAGAATTTTCGAGCGCGCCAGTCCAGTCACGCTGCCGTCTATCTTCTCGCAGCTAAACCCTTCGCTGCGGATGAACTCCACCAGCATATCGTTTACCGCTGTAAAGCTGGAAAACACTACCTTCTTGCGTGGTGTCGCGCGGAGCAGCTCCGCCAGACGGGTCAGCTTGGGCGTGGCGTCCACCCGGACAATACTGGCTTCGCCTTCCTTTTTCGCCCGCACCGCACCACCGGACACCTGCAACAATTTCTGCGCCAGCGTAGATGCTGTCGTCGCTTCAACGGTGTTGGTGTCAATCATGTACTGCAACTGCTCCACCAGCTCCTTGCTCATCGCCCGCTGCTGTGGCGAGAGCGGCACGTCTTCGCGCAGCACCTGTGGCACAGGGATTTTCATGAGCTGTTCTTTGTCGAAGCGGATGCAGGGCGACATGGCGGCTTTAACAAGCGCTTCGTGTCCGTGCTTGGGAATCCACTTGAACTGCGTAATCTTCTGCATCGTCATGTATTTCCAGCGGATGTACTGGTCTGGCACTTGCGTCGGGTTGATGAGCTTCACTTGCAGATAGATTTTATCCGGTGCGCCCGGTGTTCCGGTCAGCCCCCATCGGTAGGGGCATTTGCTGGCGACCTTGTGCGCTGCCTGCCAGCGCTGCGTCGGTTTGCCGTTGCTGCCGCCGTACTCGGTCAGCTCATCGAACACGCAGATACCGATGCGCCCGGCTTCTACCTTTTGCCGCAGCTTGTCCGACACCTTACCCCGCTCTGCACGCGACAACCCGTCCGGGTTGATAAGGTAAATATCCGCAGGCTTGTCCACCTCCCCCATGCGGTCATTGTGGATGAGCTGGACACGCTTTTGCGGAAACCACTCCTCGCAGGTTTTCTCCCACTCGCCACCTGCTGCGACGGTTAGCGGGGCGACAATAAGCGCCGCCTGCACGCCCATGTAGCGCTGGAGGTAGTCGATAGCCAGCAGCGTCGAGAGCGTCTTGCCTGTGCGCGGCGTGCTGGTGACGAAGGCATAGGGGTTGCTGGCGAGGAAGGCGGCAGTCTCCATCTGCCACCACCACGGAGTATGCCCGTGCTTGGACGTGGGCGGGTCGTAGTAGGTGCTAAACGGGTCGCAGCCCTCGGTGTCGATACCCATGTTTGCCAGCATCTTCAGCACGTCGTTGTGGTGCGGCAGGGCGATGACGTCGCCGTCTGGCAGGTGTAGTGTCGGGAAAATAAATAGCTGGTTTAGCAGCTTGACGTGTTCGGGGTCGTGCGGCATCGGCACGACGATTTTTTTAAGATTGGGAAGAACGACCGCCATCACCACACCGCCAGCTTGTCCACGTATTCCTGCTTGTGTGCTGGAAGCGCCGGAGCGTTCTTTTTAAGCCACTCAACCAGCACCCCTAGGTTCTCACTATGGATGCACAGCCACTCGCCCCCTGCGGCTTCTATGGCGGCTTTCTGGCGCTGTTGCATGACCTCGTTGGGCTTGGCTTTTAGCTCTGGTCGGGTGTGGTGGTTGTTGCGGTCTTTCTTGACCTCGACGCCGAGGAAGCGTCCGTTGGTTACGATGATGCGGTCAGGGTGTCCTGATGCGCCGTAGCCGAAGGTCATCGGACAGAAAGTGTAGATATGACTGAAGGCGATGTAAGGGTCGAGGATTTGCTTGATGCGTTCCTTGACTGCCTTCTCGGTAAGTTTTGCGGACATGGGTTAGCCTCCTGAAACAAGGATGTGAAAAGAAAAAAGGAAGCGGTTAGCTTCCCCTGTTTTTCGCTTTCCCACCTGAGAGGTCTACCCCCACGGAGAGTTACTAACCGCTTGGTGGACACCCCCGGCACGCTGACGGCGCAGTGCGAGAGGTAAATAAAGCACTACCGAGGGCATCCACCAAGCGTTCAGGATGAACGTTTGGACTTCAAATTTCGTGAGCGGTTGGCGTGGGTGGAGGTGATGCGGCGATTGCTCTTGGCATTGCTCCCGCCCTTCGACAACGGCTTGATGTGGTCTATGTCTTTGCCTTCCAGCGCCGCCTTGCCGTGCTGTGCGATAGCCTGCCGTCGTGCGGTATTGCGCATCGCCCGCAGTTTCTTCTGCTCTGGCTTGGCGTGGAATTGCTCATACTCCCGTTTGTAGTCACGCTTACGTGCTGTCATGTTGGTGTCCTTTTGAAAAAACACGACCAGAATACCAGAAAAACCACAAACCAGTATTCTGGTCGCCAACAATCCCAAGGAGTCTTACGCCTGTGGCACGGGTAGCCCACAGGAAGGACGGCACGGACAACAACCGCACGAAACCGGAGAGCTTCGAGAAACCATGCCGTCCTTCCTGTGTACTAGCTCCAGCGGGTGCTTTCTTGAGAGTACCTGACATGAGGAAAATCCCCACCCGCCGGATGTGTCGTATATTACCGAGAAGCCCTGATGCTGTCAAGCCTTCCTGCCGTTAAACTTGCACGAGATGACGAAACACGCTCGACTACGCCGTAGTCTCGCGCGCGTCGTTTTTACGTCCATTGAATTCGCACGAAATAACGTCGCACCAGTTCTTGCACAACCCAGACGGTTTCGGCGGGAACTGGTTGTGCAGGTGGGCATCAGACAGCAGTCCCATATTGACCTTCATCTGGGTCAGATGACCGCCCGGCTTGTACTCCTGCCTGTCGCTCTCGCCTGTGAACAGATACACGAAAATCGTCAGAATCTTCTCTACCTGCGGATAGTGCGCGGCGACGCAGTGCTTGATGAAGTCGTGCTGCATCGAGGCGTCGCGCTTCTTGCCTGTCTTCCAGTCCACGCAGATGATGGTTTTCTGGTCGCGGCTGGTAAGCATCGCGTCCACGATGCAGCGCTGGTAGGCGGTTTTAGCGCCCCAGTCCACAGGCGCGCCGTTAAAGTCCACCGCCAGTTTTACTTCCGCGCCGAGGAAGATGTTGCGCATCCGCGCCAGCGTCCCCATTGCCGGAAGCAGGATAGACGGCAGGGGGCTCCCGTGCTTGAGGTAGTTTTCAATCGCCGCGTGCAGCAGCGTACCGAAGCGGGTATGGTCGGTATCCTGAAACTTGACCTCACGGGTGATGTATTTCGCCTCGTACTGGCGCGGGCAGGTGAGAAACGTCTGAAGCGACGTCGGTGACTGCGGCATCATTTCTGGTTCGCCCCGCAGCCGCTGTACAGCCATAAAATGCTGTTTGCCATGGTTTACTCCTTCTAGGCAAATTTAACTTCACGTAGGCTATCGCGCCATACCTTTTCGGCAGTCGTCACGCTACGCCAACCTACACTACCCAGTTCGCCTTCACCAAACATTGCCCACGCGCCCGTCCCATTACCGAGCGCAACCGCTTCCGGTTTTGTGTCGTACGCCCACACTCTGCCATTATTATCCATAGAGATAAACTTCGCCCATTCTGGAAGGACAAGTTCAGCACCGTAGTAATCCCGCACAAGACGACTGCCATCTTCAAGACGCTCGCACTTCTCTGCCTCGACATAACGCATCGCCACTTGACACATCTTTACACCCAACGCTGAAAGGAAGTTATTATCTGCTACACCCATTACGCCAGAATGTTTATAAAAAGCATTCCATTGTTGATTTAGTGCAGCAGGTGTATATGGCTTGCCCAATATGGATGGCAAGGCGTTCATGATGTTGCATAAGGCTTTCTCCCTTGAGATTACATCCGCATTCGCCAGCGCATACTCAATGACTATTTTGGTTTTGAGGTCTAGCATCCAGTCCTGTCCTTCGTCTTTGCAGTTTGTCAAGGTGTCCTTCCAGCTTTCGTCATCATTAAACTGGACTACCGCATCCAAGCGGGTAAGCGCGGCTCCATGCCATATCTTTCTGGCGTCCAAACAGTATGGCTCGCCAAGGAACGCAAAAATCTCACCGTCGGCGTTGGCAGCGATATGTGTTACGTGACATTTAACCTGCAAGATGCGTCCATAGAACAGGACGTTTTTGAAGTGTTCATTGATTTCCATAGTGTACCTCGGTTAGTTTGTTGTTCTGAATCAGCCTCTCCGCAAACACATAAACATACGGATTCAAGTCTTGTGTGCCATCGGGTTGTGTCTTGAGCTTAAAACCACATTCAAGTGCGATTTGTTTTATTTGTTCTCTGTTCACCCAAACACCTTCCCGCAGTTGGTACAAGTACAAAATGTTTGATGTCCTACTTCACGACACTTCCATTTGTATCGTGTATGAATACACCAGAATTGTCTCCACTTAGCTTTGAAGTCAATCATGCTTTTCTCCAGTTAGTGCCTTCCAGCTCACAGGGAACAGGTCAGCGATAATTGCACCCACCTCGTGTGCGAGGTCTTGGATTTCTTTCTGCGCGTGGGCGTCGCTGCGCAGGCGGTAGAAGCGGGCAAACGCCAGCAGGCTGCCTGTCCATACCCACTCGGTCATCATGCCCTGCGGCAGCAGGAAACGCGCCTGCTCCGGGGCGACACCCATATCGAGGAAGTTGTGATACATAACCTGCGCGCCTCGCATGAAGTCGGTGTAAGTTTCCCGCAGCTTCTCCTGCTTCTCACCGTCTAGCAGCTCACCGCTGCCCTGCTTGACGTTCTCCGCCTTAGCGCGGAACTCTGGCACGAAAAAGCCCGGCGTGGATGATATGTACCTGCGGCTCTGCTCTGACTCAACTAGCCCGATTTTATGTTTGAAAGCCTGCGCACGGACGGCTACGGGCGCACGAACGCGCAGGGTGATGGCGGTATGGGCGAAGGGAATCTCATGCCCGTGCCGTGCCAGATAGGCGATGAGCCGGGCGTTTTCCTCATCGGTGTAAAGCTCCGGGGATTTGTCCATTGACACCCGTGCAGCACGGACAACGCTGTCGTCGTTGCCCATGTGGTCGATATATTCCACGCTCATGTGAATGCCTCCAGCGATGGTGCGCGATAGTTTTTGCCTTTCTGGATTTTGCCACGCCCGTCAAACACCGGCAGTCCGTCCTCAAACTTGCTCCAGTTGGAGGCGTTTACCACCTCCAACGCCGCGTGCAGGTCGTAGCCCATCATGTAGGCAAGCCCGACGCAGGTCACGATGAGGTCGCACAGGGCGTCCAGCGTCGGAACGGGCGTGGGGTCGAACTTGGACACGCCCTGCTTCAGTTCGTCGGCGAGGTCGCCAATGTGCGGGCATTCTGCACCGATGGCTTCCGCCAGCTCGGCGGCTTCCTCGAACAAGCAGCCAGCCTGCACCATCTGATTGCGCAGCGCTGGTGTCGGTACGGCGCGGGCAAACCACTCGGCGATGCCGTCCAGCACGTCGTCCTCGAGCCACTCTGGGGCGGCAAAGCATTTCTGATACTCCCGGCGCAGCATCGTGTCCTGCGCGTAGAAGCGGGCATCCTGTGGTGTACCGAATCCTTTTTGGATTTCCGGGCGGGCAGACCCACCGGAACACGTCGCCATGTAAGTACCGTCGGCATCCTGCACGACTGCTAGTTGCAGCCCCATAATGGTAGCACTCCAGACGCCGCAGTCGAACGTCCAGTCTAAGGGTTTCAAATTCATCTCTTTTCTCCGTTTACATCGTCAAGGGCTTGCTGATAGCCTGCCCGAAATGCCTCCCATGCCCAGTTCACCCGGTAATCCCGGAACGTCACGCTCTTGCTGGTGGCGTTGATGGTGAAGTTAAACTTGAGCTGGTAGGCGTTTTTGTATGCACTCACCTGCCGCTGCCATGCGAGGAAGCGATTGGCGTAGTGCAGATTGTTGATGCTTGTTCTCACAGATATTTCTCCGGGTGTACCGTGACTAACTTGCCGTAGTTCCTGCCGACGTCCACCTCGCAGTCGAGGACGCCCTGCGGAAACCACGGCGGGCTGGTTTTCATCGCCCGGCAATGAATAATCGCTGCTGCCGCTGCGTCCCGTTCCGGCACAACAGACACCCATTCGTCATGCACGTTCAGGTTTATCGGCACGCCTGCTTTGGCGATTTCCAGCGCTTGCCATTTGAGAATGTCAAATGATTGTTTCTGCACAAGATTTTCCGATAGGGCGCTTCCCCAGATGCGCTTACTCAGCATCCCTCTGCCTTTCATCTGGTCGTACACGTAGTTGGTTTTACCTTCCTCATCGGCTTCTCTACGCAGGTTCTGATACCAGATGCGTGTGCCGTTCGGGAACAGAATTGATGGGATAACTACGCCGTGGAAGGTGCTTGTGCCGTCGGCGAAAAACATCCGGTCATCTGCACCGCCGAACCACATCTGCTGTCCGCCGTACATGACATCCAGCGCGCGCTGGCAGGTCTTCCAGAACTGGACAATCTTGTGGTTCTTGGTACGGAAAGCCGCGATAAGTTCGTCTGCCATATCCGCCGCTTCTTGATTTTTTTCTAGTAACATCCTATACTTAAATGTAGAAGATGACATACCGTAACCTGCGGCAAGGCAGACGAGCTTGCCCATCTGACGCATGGCTTTTCCTTCTTTCGACTTCTCCACCTTCGCTGCATGCAGGATTTCGTCGTAGGTCTTGTGGTAAATCGCCGCCGCCATATCCACGTAGGGGTCGAGGTCGTCTTGGAAGACTTTTACCAAGTCCTGCTGGTCGGACGCTACGGCGTTTACCCGCAGCTCAATCTGGCTACTGTCCGTCGGCAATACGATATGCCCTTGCTTTGCCCGCATACTTTGGCGTAAGATTGGTTCTTTAGAACGCTTCGATAGATTTTGTAGATTTATTTTGTCGCTATTATGGACGAGTTTACCGTTTGCCATATACCGACTACGTGGACCGCAGTTGGTAATATCATAGACTGGAATAATGCTTGTCTCTTGGTTTATTGATGATTTGTTCATCCGAATATCCTTGTTTAATTGCCCATCGTATAGTCTCATAGCATAAGTCTGGTCGCTTGATTTGTATCTTCCTGATACGCTCTCCGACTACACCACGCCGATATGCCCGTTTATTATTTGCTTGCTCGGTAGATGTCGCCCATCGCAAGTTACCTGCTTCGTAATGACCGTTTACATCTATACGGTCGATAGAATGCTCTTTGCTAGGGCGATAACCCATGTTCGCAATAATCCAATCTGCCGCTTGTGCAATAGACTCAAATCTAAATTCAATACCCCTCCCGCCATAGTTCGCATACCCCACGTCGTTAGGATTGGTGCATCTCTGTTTAGCACCATTCATAATATTACGTAACTTCTTAATCTCTTGGGGCATTCGTTGTCGGCTCTGATTTACCTTGAACATCTGTTCAAGCCCACGCTGCCTCGCTTCTAACCATTGTGAATTATCTGCATTTCCAGCGTTCCGTCTCACCATCGTGCAGCTTCTGCAAGCGAAGTTTGGATTATCAATTTGCTGCATAAGGTCAGCCTTTTTATTTTTACTAACCTTACCGCATTGGCACTCGGTGACTACCCACCATTTGCCGTTATGGTTCTCCCACCGAAGCGTCTTTACCTTTCCAATTAGGGGGTAGTTTGCAATCCATAATTGGCGTTCCTGTTCGCATTGCTTCAAATAAAGTTGTCTCGGTTGTCTCATCAATAAACACCCTGTGATTACGTGTACCAGTCAAACCATCATAAGTGATTACTTCCTGATACCCATTGAACGCCACACCTGAATGTTCGCACCATTCTTCGCCGTCCCATACAAGGTCAGAAAGTAATACATCAACGACGTTTTTTTCTATTATAGACTGTTCGGCTGTGAGGCACAACACTTTAGTGTCTGCTGAAAAACATCCGCCGTATCTACCTGTATGCGCCGCTGCATAGCCCAAGGGGATTGGCAGTAAACCTCTGGTCGCAATATCCAGAAACGTCTGGGTGCGGGTCGCTTCCATACTGGACTGCGCGCCTAGTTTGGTTTCAACCAGCAACTGCACCGTTTCATCGTCATGGTCTTTGAGAGCCAAAAATTCTTGGTCGGTCTTGCTTACCGCAGGAATTAGCTGTTTCTTTTTCTCGCTCCACTTCATCGGGCAATCCACACCCAGATTTTCCAGCAGCTTGACGAATTTCGCGCTGCTACGCAGGTTCTTGTGCAGGTCGTCGAGGTCGGTAAAGCCTAGCACCGCTGCCAGCTCGGACAACTTTTTCTGCCGCTCTGCTTCCAGCCGCACGGCGTAGTCTTGCAGCAGCGGCACGTCGAGGTCGAATGCGGGCTTTGTCCACATTTTAGTCGTCAGGTCGCTCATCAGCAGCTCGCTCACCTGACACATGGGCAGCATATAGCTGTAAAGCTCGTAGCCCAAGTCGCTGTCGAGTATGCAGTAGTCGCCGTAGGCTTGCCACTGCGCCTCGGTCATGTCGTCGGCATGAACGCCTAACATATCGTGGACAGTCCCGCGTTTCTGCTCTGCTACAAGCCCCTGCGCCTGCATCCAGCCGGACAATTTAGCGAGGCTCTTACCGCCTGCTACGCGGTCTAGCGCGGACAATTTCGCCATGATAACGGTGTCCACGGTGAACAGCGGGTGGACGTTGTAACGCAGTCCTAGTATGCCCTGGTCGAAGGTGCAGTTGTGGGAAATAAACGGTGAAGTTTCATAGGCTTGGACTAATTCTTTGATATAAGGTAACCCTTCTTCCCGACGGTAAAACTCGGCAGGGTTGCTGCCGACCTTCACCGAAACTCCAATCATTTCAAACTGACTGCAGCGGATATATTTCTCCGTAGTGATTTTTGATAGGGAATAATCCTTGTCGTAGTAGGTTTCAAAGTCGATAACGATGGGCAATCCCCAGTTTATTTTGGACGGGTCGCGATAAAGGTCAGTCGGGGTCATTTGTTTTCTCCTCACGGTCTTCTCGCCAATATAATGCCTAGATACGGCAAAACTTCTGATACGACTATCTCCATACCTAGCACCGTACTCGGCTCTCCGTCAGAGGCAGCGCTAGTGGTTAGTCCCACCGCCACACACAGCGCTTGAAAGGTAGCTACGTCCAGCACTATATGGGTAGGCTTTTTCCCGGTGCGGTGTATATATTCTTTACGCGCAGAATCAAATACTGGCAATAACTGCATGAGTATGTCGTTATTAAGGTCTATATGTTGGTTCATGACTATTCCTCCGTTATTCATCTTCTATCGGGTAATGGCGAAGGGTGTTGATAACATCGTTGGCAACGCCCGGCTCAAACGTACCGATACGCACGGCATCTATTTCATAGTGCTGCGGGACTACCCATACCCCGTGCTGTTCTTCCGGCTCTACCGGGTAGCTGTACACACCCCCGTCGTCATCCATCGATACCCACTCGTGGTCTGCGGGGATGTTTATTTGCACGCCGAAGTATTCGACTTCGCGCATTAGTTGTGGTGTAAAGTTTGCAAGTTTCATTTTTCTCTCCTTCGCCCCATGCAACGGGCAATCACGAGTAATCCACCAGTATTTACCATCTACTCCCTGCCCATGATTGTTGTCAAGTACGGGGCAGATGCAACCTTGTTCTATTGCTTCGTCGCTGCCGGGGTTTGGTATTGTCGTGTTCATAGCCGCACCTCCCGCAGACTATCTTTCCAGTTCGTATTGCTTGTTGTTTCATCTCGCCAAGCAACCTGCGTTGATGCACCGGACTTGCCGTGTATGACGCTCCCCCAAATGTCCCACGGCGTTATGTCCGGTTGCACTTCAAACGCCATAACAGACCCGTTACAATTCATTGCAATCCATCTTGCCCAACCGGGTACGATTACATCCAAACCGTAGTAGTCTTTGACTATGCGGGATTCTGGGTCTTTTGAGTTGGAAAAAAGATTATCACGTAGTAAGCCGACAACAGGGGATGCTTGCAAGCATGGCGGCGCTGCGTGTTTCATGAGCGCATTAAAGGTCTCTCTTACGCTGCAATTTACTGATTTTGAACGAATAATATCAGCAATATCGTTAATGATGCTGTGCATTGCTTTATAAAATTCGATTTCACCATGTAAAGAATGCGCCGCATGAATCTTACCTACAGCCACAATCATCCAGCTCTGGTCTTGTGGGCAATAAGCAAGGGTCTCTTTCCAGTTATCACCTTCAAGTTCCATGTAGGATTCAAGACTCCAGATTCCTGCACTACCTGATTCCCATACTTCTTGGTTGTGAGGAATGTATGGTTCGTCTTCAAACGCTCTCATCACGCCATTTTCATCAACAGCTATCCATTTGGCATGGACGTTTACACGTAGAACATGACCGTAAAACATAACGGTCTTGTTGGATGTTTTAAGTTTCATAGTCTTCTCCTTTTTCTGCTATCTGCAACACGTTGTAACTCGGTATCGTCAGAGTAGTCTTCAAAAATATATTTCTTGCTCATTCTGGCATTTACCGTGCACCAGCCACGCAGATAGAAAGCACCAACTGTAATAAAGCACCCGCAATCCACACCTCCGGTATAGTCACTATGCCGATAACGTTCATTAGCACCACGCCGATTACCACAATAACACCGCCAATAAATCGCGCACTAGGATACGGTCGCTGCGTAAACACAGCCGCCTCCACTTCTTTATGGAACGTCCAAAGCAAACATCCTGCGGCTGTTATCAGCGCCGTCACATCAAGCGCCTGCATCCATAGAGGGAAATATGCGTCGTTCATTTCTGCACCTCCCGCAGACTATCGCGCCATTTATCTACAGCGGTATTCCCGCTACGCCATCCTACAATAAACGCTTTGCCTATTCCGTACGTTGACCATGTACCATTATAGTTGTCACTCTCGACCACTTCCGGTTGTGCTTCATACGCTCGCACTCTACCATCATCACCCATAGCGATAAACTTCGCCCACCTTGGAATGATAAGCTCAGTACCATAGTAGTCACGAATAAGAAGACTGTCGTCTTCAGGATAGACGAATTTCTCTGCTTTGATAAAGAGGGGCGTCGCAGATTTCATTTTCAGCTCATCAAGAAATTCCTTGCTTGCTACGTTATCCACACCTGAATGCTTGCGGAAAGCATCCCAATACTGGCTAAGAAAACGTTTACCTAACAGAAATGAATCAATAACATTACTCAAAGCATCTTGCCGCTTAATAGCGTTCGCCTCCAGCAACGCATACTCTACGGCTATCTTGGTTTTGAGGTCAATCATCCACTCCTGCCCATCCCCTTCGCAGCAGGTCAATGTATCCTTCCAGCTTTCACCCGGCTCGAAAGAAACCGTTACCCCTGTATTGTAACCGTATGGACCTTTCCAAACACAAACACACTCACCCTCCACAAGAGATGGTTCACTAGTGTACGCAAAAACTTCCCCATCGCCATCCGCTGCGAGGTACACCGCGGCAGCATCAATACTCAGGATATTCCCGTAGAACAGAACAATTTTTTGTTCAGAATCGAACTTCATAATAAGCTCCTTGTTAAAATTTCAAGCCATTCTCTCTGCAAAATCTATTGCAGCTTCCTTACTAGAGAAACACAAGCCTCTGCTAAGTCGGTATTTATCATCATCAATATCTAGCCATTGCGTTTCGTAATAGCCGTCGTCTTCCGTAATATCAGCGTAATAATAGCGTTCTCTCATACGGACGCCCGGAAGAAAATTCACTATGCGCATCCAGCGGTCAAGCAATACTTTCTCTAAGCCTTTAGTCCGTATGCTACGCAATGCTTCTCTGCACTGTAGCTCAATATCATCAGAATATACACCTTTCCGTATTGACTCCCACAGGAATGTATCTTGATATTGACATAGCTCATCCAGCACAGCACTAGGGAGTTTGAAACCTCTATTGTGGTACTTGTATATGGCAACGTAAACCTTAGCGAAGTAAGTAAAGCTACCTTTTCTGTCGCTGTCGATTACTAGCTCAATGAGTTTAGCGTAATCCGCAGCGCTTTTTTCTTTGCCGCTCTGCCGCTCTGCCGCTTCTTTTTTAGATGCGTCGTTTTCTCTTTTAGCCGACGCTAGTTCTTTCTTGAGCGCCAATATTTCCCGCGTAAGTTTGGTTACTTCTTCTTTAAGTTGTTCAATTTCTCGCGCAGCCTGTGCATTCGGGTCAAATGCGCTTCTATAAAGTCTTTCGTCGTCTTCCCAAGTATTCATAAGTTCCTCGGCTAAATTAATTATTTACGTTTCCAGAACATCGCGTCGGTCAGTAGGGCGATGCCCGCGAAAGCTATCGCGAACACCGCACATACCAGACTAAAGCACAGGCTGCCGATGAACCAGTCCCATGCGTGGGTAAGGATAAAGTCAATCATCGTGAAGCATCCTCTTGGCGCGGGCTACCGCCTCATCTTTCGAGAAATACACCAGCCCACGGCGGAACAGGCGAACATCGTCAGCATCGCCTTCCCACTTGAACTCACGGTAATACCACGTCTCACATGGTATGGGGACGTAGTATGCCTGCCCGATACGCAGCGCGTCTTTCAGGTGCGTTTCTTGTTCGGGCTTCGCTGCTGCGGTAGCGTCTACTTTCGTCAGGAAGCACTTGTTGCGCTTCAGGTGGGTAACGTTCACCGGGTTTCCTGTCCACTCCCACTTGGCGTACCGCTCCGGCTTATCCGGTTCAGGCGTGTAGTAGGTCGGATACATAGCGAATATGCACAGAAGCCCCTGCACGCGCGCCAGATGCTCGTAGAAGCTCTCGTAATAGCGCGTCGTACCATCCGGGGATTCTTCCAGCATAGTGGCGATGACCGGGTGCAGCACGCCCATCGAGGCTGACGTCGTGAAGAACCGGGGAAGCCCGCGTTCTACACACATACGGATAATGAGTTGCTGCTTGTCTGCGTTGGTGCGAATATCGTCTTTCAGTTTATCCCACAGGGATAATAATTCCTTCGGGGTATATTTGCTAATACCTAGAAAAAGGCTGTAAATATGTTCTTCAGTCATGATTAACTCCGTTGTATTTGTGGATTGCTCCGAACCAATTATGCGCTCCCAAAGAAAGCACAATGGAAGGGATTAGTTTGTTGTTGATGAGATAGCCCCAGACGTATTCGTCGTCGTAAATAATGCCGTCTTTCTCAGCAAGGGTTTTTGCCCCGTAAACAAAAAGGTGCAGAAATTCGCTGGCGAGATTCGTAGGCACAACCCACGTGCTACCAGAAAGCCGCCCGCCAGACTCGAAAAAGGTCGCGACGAAGTCAGCGAACTCGTACTCCCCCGCGCGCGGAACGATAGGGGTTTGTTCTACCTTGCCGTACCAGCGAAGCGCTGCAAAATCTACCCATGCTGTATGGGCGGCTTGGGAATAATTATCTGCGGCGTTGGTGACAAATAGCGCCTTCAACCACATCATCGCGATGTATTGCATAGTCAGCGGCTCTTGTACCGTTTTGTCTGCATACTTTTCGGCTATTACTTCCGAAAATCTCTGCACCTCACCTTCCATCGAAGTGTCGATGTATGCGGGTGTCTCCCTGCCTTCCAGCAGTTTTTCAATCTCCGATTTCAGCACCTCGCTGGTGTAAACCGTCATCGGGTTGTCCAGCTTGGCTAGCGGTTTGAACCGCTCCATATACCACGGCACGGAACGCTCGTCCGTACCGGGTAAACCCTTCCAGCCAATATCGAAAAAGGCTGTAACGATGTGCGGTTTCATAGCATTCCCTCAGACCAGCGTTTAGCGTCGAGGTCAGTCAAGAAGCACAAGCCTTTCTCAAAACGGTGTTTGTCTTCTTTGCTTTCTTTCCAGATAGCCATACCCGGCTGGTTGCCTTCGTCCAGCGTGGCGTAGAAATACCACTCGCCTTTTTTGATTTTCGCGGCGAACCGCACCATGTTGCACCATTTCTCTGCCAGCCGTTCGTTGTAATCTACAAGCGCATATCTAATCTTCTGGCACTGGATATACACCGCCGACGGGAAACAATCGTTCAGGATAGCCTCGCGTACAAACTCCGCCTGCTTGCGCTTAAACAACTCTGCGGCGGCGTTGCGTTTATTCTCCGGCAAGCGGTTATCGTGCAGGTAGCAAAACCAATATGCAAAACGGGAAAGTTCGGGCTGGTCATCGGTGTGTAAGCCGTGGCGTATTTTGTCGAATATTCCTTCGTTCGGCGGGGGAGAATTAAATGCCCGCAGGAACATTTTAAGTTCGAGAACATCACTAAATCTAATTTCGTCATTATTAGTAATAGGATAAATAATCTCCCATACCGTATAGCGGCATTTTAAGTCCACCATCCGGTATATTTCCTCGTTCATTTTCTGTACTGCGGCAGCGAGTCCAGTGCGTTGCAGCTCGTACTGCGCCCGGATTTTCAGGTCTTCCGCACACGCTGGATGGTAATAACCGTCGTACAGTAATTTATATACCGCAGCAGGGACACGGTGTCCCTTCAGAATACGTTTCAATTTCTCCAGCGCGTAGGACTCAACGTTTATGTGCAGCTCCAGCACTACTTGTAACAACGCCCACCAGAAATTCTGCGGGATTCTGCCTGCTTCTTTTTTTGGCGTATTCGAGCCGATATTTCAGGTCATCAAGGTTCATTTGTTTTCTCCGGTTTCGTGTTCGATGAGCCAGTCTAGATATTGTCTGGCTTTCTCCAAGTCCCGCACGCCACCTTTCTCTTTGTAGCGGGCGAGGTATTTAATTATGTTCCCCCGCAGGAAACCTGCGTATTCGGCAGGCGTTAGCCAGCTTCGTAGTAGGTCAATAGGCTGCGGGGTCATCTTGAGGTAATGGTCGCCGCCGACCTGATGGCGCGGCGATTCTTTCACAGGGTCTTTCATTTTCCCCACCATCTGTTACAAGGAAACGTGTAAGTCTCCTTCATGTGTTGTAGAAGGGCATCCGGCGATGCCCACATATAAGTCGGCACAGGCTGCGCTTCATGCCGATAGCACTCGCGCAGTTCCTCGTAGAGCTGCCCGTAAGCTGAAAAGACTCTAAGTACCATGACGTGCAGCTTGCCGGGCGGTATCGGGTTGCTGATGGCGTTACGCCATGCGCAGGCGAACAGCCCCAGAAAACCCAGCTTGGCTACCGCTGCGGGCAGGTTGTATACCGCCATGCTCGGGATAACCACCCAGAGGTTCAGCTCCGTGCCTACCTCCGGGTAAATCGCCATGCCGTCCATCAGGCACGGCTCTCGTGTGATGCCGGATAGACCGCACAGGGTTTCACACAGAATGTCGCCGTGGGTCTGTGAGGGGTAGTCGTCATCCGGCACGTGGTTTATGAACATCTGGGCGGCGGCGACGTCGGCTTCGGTGTTGTAGTCCTGCATTGCCACCAGAGGCTGTTCCATCGGTATCGAGAACTGCACATCCCTCGTTTTCGCGCCCTTTAGCAGATGCAGCCATGTGAACCCCCACCCCGCAGCCCTACGGGGCTTACGTGGCGGTTTATGCGGCTTCATGTCAGCCTCCCATCGCGGCGGCGATTTCGGTTTCCAGTTGCGCAAGCGATTTAGGGTTCACGTCGCCTGCACCGATTGCCGCTGCGGTCAGACTGATAGCCTCCTCGTCGCTGTGGGTCTGTAATTGGGGCGATACTTGCGCCTGAACAGCTCCAGCAGGCTGTCCGGCGGCTTGCGGCTGTGGGGCGGGTGCGCCTAGGTCAGCCATAACAGGCGTTTCCGGGGCGGGTGGCGTGATAGGACTCGCCGCTGCGGGGGCTTCTTCTGATTTCTCCTCTTTCGGCTTGCGGGTGCGCTTGGACTTTTCGGCAGGCGCGGCGGTTTCCAGCGCTTCTACGCGAGCCAGCAGGGCAGCGACGTCCGCGCGCAGCGCGTCGGCATGCTTCTCGGC